CAACGAGCAAACAAATTCCAACACATAATAAAATGAGCACACTAAAAGGACGCAACCTGATTTCCATCACCGACTTCTCGAAAGAGGAGTACATTGAGGTGCTGGACATTGCCGAAGGTTTTGAGAAAAATCCCAAGCAACGCATTTTGGATGACAAAGTAGTCGCCACACTCTTTTTTGAACCATCCACACGCACCCGTCTCAGTTTTGAGAGTGCCGCCAACCAGTTGGGCGCCAGAATCATCGGGTTCAGCGACCCCGGCGCGACCTCCGTCCAGAAAGGCGAGTCGCTCCACGACACCATTGTGATGGTGTCCAGCTATGCCGACCTCATCGTCATGCGCAATCCCAAAGAGGGTTCCTCGCGCTACGCCTCAGAGGTGGCTTCCGTCCCCGTTATCAACGCAGGCGACGGCGCCAACCAGCACCCCACCCAGTGCATGCTCGACCTCTACTCCATCCGCAAGACCCAAGGCACGCTCGACAACCTCAATATCGCCATGGTGGGCGACCTCAAATACGGCCGCACCGTCCACTCGCTCGTCCAGGCCATGTGCAACTTCAACGCCACCTTCCACCTGGTGTCCCCCACCGAGCTCAAACTCCCCTCGTCGGTGAAGATGAGCATCAAAGAGGCCGGACTCAAATACTACCAATACACTGACATCGCCGACATCATACCCACTGCCGACATCATCTATATGACGCGCGTGCAGCGCGAGCGATTCCCCGACCCGCTGGAATATGAGCGCGTGAAAGACAGCTGCATCCTCACCGCCTCCATGCTCCAAGGCTGCAAGCCCAATATGCGCATCCTCCACCCCCTGCCCCGCATAAACGAAATAGCCACCGACGTAGATGCGACCCCCTACGCCTATTATTTCCGCCAGGCTCAGAACGGGGTGTATGTGCGTCAGGCACTCATGGCCGCCATCCTCGGCGCCAAATAACCACACCCGGCACGTCATCGATTAACCGCCTTGCAGCACCTACCGCGAGGCACAACAAAAACAACAAAATGGAACAGAAAAAAGAACTCGTCGTTTCCGCCATCGAAAACGGCACCGTCATCGACCATATCCCCACCGAGGCACTCTACCAAGTACTGCACATACTCGGACTTGAAAGCTACAAAGACGAAGTGCTCATCGGCAACAACCTTGCCAGCAGGAAACTGGGACGCAAAGGCATTATCAAAATCAAGAACAAGCACTTCACCAAGGAGGAGGTCAGCAAGGTGGCTCTCATCGCCCCCTGCGTCACAATCATCACCATTGAAGGCTACCAAGTGAAAGAGAAATTCTCCACCGAGATACCCGATCATGTGGAGAACTTCGTCAAGTGCGCCAACCCCAAGTGCATCACCAACTGCGAAGCCGTGCCGACCAAATTCGATGTAGTGGATAAGGAGACGCTCAAGCTCCGCTGCCACTACTGCGAGAAATTCACCACCAAGGAGACCATCCATTTCATTCACTAATCGGATGTTACCGTGAGGGAAAGGGGGAGCCGCTGCTCCGGCGGATTCCCCCTTTTTATATGTCGCTCCCTCCCCCACGAGAAGCATACCAACCAACCCCCAAATCCGTTATGAAGAAATTCCTTGTCGCCATTCTTTCGCTCACGCTGCTGATAGTCGTCCTCAGCTTCTGCACCTTGTGGCTGCCCTGCTGCACCGGCTACTTTCAGCCGGTTTTGCCGTTCATTCCCCTTTACTTCTGCATCATCACCATCCTGCAGCACTATACGGTAGTCAAAAGCATACAGAAGACCCCCCGCACCTTTATCCGAAATTTCATGGGCGTGACCATCGGAACCCTCTTTCTGAGCCTCGCAGTGCTATGCCTGTGGGCCATGACCCACCTGCAGCAGGCCCGCACGTTCCTTGTTGTCTTCTGCATCTGCTATGTGGTCTATCTTGTTTTCGAGACCGCAAGCCTGCTGCACCTCATCCGCAGGCTGAAGAGAGAGCAGAAATAGAGGCGCCATGTCACACCATGAAGGCTGTGCTGTGAGCCATACTGGGCGGCAAAGATAACTTTTTTTCTCCAATTCAAAAAAAAGTCGTATCTTTGCACCACGATTGAGAGAGAGAAACACTCTGCAAGAACGTGAAAATCAGGAGAGGTGCCGGAGTGGTCGATCGGGGCGGTCTCGAAAACCGTTGACCCCTTCGGGGGTCCCAGGGTTCGAATCCCTGCCTCTCCGCAAAGAAGCAAAGGAGCCATCAGTTTTTAACTGGTGGCTTCTTTCTGTTTTTCAGTACTTTGTGTTTACTTTGCGCTGGTATTCAGCCCGTTTTCTCCTTATAAGGGGAGAATGTCGGGTTTGAATGATTATATTGTTATATACTTTTATATATCGTCATATATAGGAAATGTAATACCGCTGCGACTACAAAATGTAATACCTAAAATATATCATCATGGGAATACCAGTTTTCAAACTCCTTTTCGACAGGAGAAAAAGAGCCTCAAACTCCAAGGAGGGTGCAATCGAGCTTCGCATCACCTACAACCGCATCCAGCGTTTCGCCACTACCGGCATCAGGGTGCTACCGAAGCAATGGAAGAATGGCTTCATCGTGAACCGTCTCGATGCGGTGGAGCTGCAACAGTCGCTCGACCTCTATGTGACCCGCGCCCGTCGTGTGGTGAATGATCAGCTGGAGTCCGGCACTCTCGACATGAATACCATCGTGGCTCTCATCGGGGGCAAGTTGAAGCAACAGTCAACAGAGAATGTGCCTGAGCAACGGCCACTCATGGACTACTTCCGTGAGCGGTCGGACATCCGCAAGCATGGACGTGCGACAGACAGCCAGAAGCGTTACGATAGGTTCCTCACATGGTTTGAGGGGTGGGGTGGCATGCTGACATTCTCGGACATCACAGAGGTGAACATCTTGAAGATGGATGATGTGTTGACAGCAAATGGCATGTGTGCCTACTCCAAATGGAACAACTACCACCGTTTCCTCAATTCGTTCATCCTCGATGCAATCAATGACGGCATCATGCGTAAGAACCCCTACAAGGGCATCTACATCGACAAGGCACCGACGAGCGATGCTCTCGACAAATGCCTGACAAGGGATGAGTTTGAGAGGGTGGCCGCTCTGGATCTGCCGACAAACTACCTACGCCATGCCCGTGACCTGTTCGTATTCCAGACGTACACATGTCTGTCTTACACAGACCTTGCAGCCTTCGACGCTACCAAGATGCGAGAGGTGAACGGCAAGCAGATTTACATTGGCAGACGTGGCAAGACTAATCAGGAGTTCGTCTTCATGCTGCTGACACCGGCGAAGCGCATCCTGGACTCTTACGGCGGGAAGTTGCCAATCATGTCTAACCAGAAGTACAACCAGCAGTTGAAGAATATCGGTGTTATGGCTGGCATCAAGGGAGCATTGAGCAGCCATTGGGCCCGGCACACCGGAGCCACTCTCCTGCTCAACAGCGGTGCGGAAATGGAGATTGTGAGCAAGGTGCTGGGGCATTCTTCGACGAAGATAACCAGGGAGGTGTACGCCAAGTTGCTGGACGATACTGTGGCCAACGCAATGGCCAAGATGGAATAAACGATAAGAGCCGCTGTGAAGCGGCTCTTTTTACAAAATTTTGTATGGATAGTAAAGTGATTACTCTTGTGGAGGTGGTCCGACCTCTTCGCCTCTCGCAAGACTGGTGAGGACAGCTGTGATGGTGCGATTGGCATCACGGACGGACATATCGGCGGAGATGGCCTGCATCTTTGGAGTGTGGTATGCGAGGATTTCAACCTCTAACTTGGCACGCTCTGACGGCTTCATCTGTATGCAGTCAAGATCGTATTGAGAGAGTACCTTGCCAACATATTCTTTTCGTGTTTTTCCATTATCGTCCTTAATGAAGTCCACAGTCTCAGCTTTCACAGAGGGCGTGAAATAGTCAACTGAATGATTGTGAAGCAGTTGCTTCAACGGATTGTTTTTGTTTGGCGTACCGGCTTTTCTTCCTCCGAGGCGTCCACGGCCGTCTCCCTTCTGTCGTCCCATATTTTTCTCAACTTATAATGCGAGTGCAAAGATACAGTCGTACCTTTGCACCCTGATTATATCTTGAGAAAAAAACAAAAAAAGAAGACACATGACACCTTTATTATTAGCATCACTTATATCGGCTGGAGTCAACGCCGTGAAGATGGGAGGACAGGCATACAGCAACTACAAGGCGTCCAAGTCCGCAGATCAAGGCCTCCAGTACCAGCAAGAAAAGAACTACATCATCAACAACGAGGATAGCAAGTTGAATAAATGGTATGACCGAAACTACAACGCAGACTCCACCCAGCGATCCGACGCACAGAAAGTGTTGAACTACACGACCGAGCGTATCAAGCAGCTCAACAAGGCCGCAGCCGGTACCGCAGCAGTGATGGGTAGCACCGATGAGAGTGTGGCAGCCGAGAAGGCAGCCAACGCATCGTCCATGGCTGAAGCAGCCAGCAAGGTAGCCGCAGCCGGTGCCAGCCGTAAGGACAGCATCGACGCAACCTACCTGCAAGGTATGGAGAACATCGCAGGACAGCGACTTGCCCAGCAAGACAAGATGAGCGACATCGAGAAGAACCGAGCCAGCCAGATAGCAAAGGCAGGTTCTGCACTTGGTGGGCTCAATTTGGACGTGAGCAGCCTTGTCAAAGGCTTGACAGGTAGCGGTAAAGATTAACATAAACAGATCTGATATGCCAGGTACTAATAACTACAGCAGAATAGACGGCCTAGAGTTGGAGCAGAACGGACAGAAGCATCCTCAAGCGACCGAGGATGTTGATCCCGCTATTACGGGCACACAAACACCTGTAGCCGAACATCAGGCGGCGGCGAGCTCGTACGATGACATCATCTCGTCCATCCAGTCGGAGATGGAAAAGCAGGAAAATAAGCGCAAGGAAGAACAGAAGGTGGATGCCGTGGTGGCAGCCATCAACGGAATTGGTGACATTGGTAGAGCGATAGGCAACATCTATGCCACCACCAATAATGTTCCCAGCGCATTCGACCCGAAGGAGACAGCGTCGGCCAAGTACGCCGAGAGGGCAGCCAAAGCCCGAGAAGGGTACAAGAAGGACCGCAAAGAAATGATGTTGTACCTCGACAGGTACAAGAAAGCAAACAACGATTTCAAGTACACCCAGGAGAAGATGAGACTCGCACATGACAAATGGGAAAAGGAAGAAGCACGGAAAGAAGCACTTAACAAAGCGCGGGTGGAGAGTTACAATGCACAAACAAATTACAGAGAGGCCATGGCTAACAAGAACTACAACCAAGCAAAGATGTATGAGGAGCAAGTTTTGTTTCTCCACGCCAAGCAGAAGTACCTGGAGCTGGGATATAACCTAAAACAGGCTGAATCGCAAGCCCACATAGAAGCTGAAGAAGCCTTGGCCGAAAAGCGCAGACGAGAGGCATATGGCACGACCATTAGCACCACGATTGAACGTGACAGAGACGGCTCCGAGACTGGCAGAACAGTCACACGGAAACCAAATGGAGGAGGCACTGATGGAGGAGGAGGTGGCGGAAAGAAGAAAAAGAATCCAATGAGTTGAATGAGTTGCGAGCAAATAACGCAATATGAATGAGCAAGATACAAAATTGTAGCGAGCGAGACAGACAGACAGACATACCAAGTGACAAACGAGCGACACACACAAAAAGCTAGTATGAACGACGACAGCAACAAAAAAAGACTATACGATGCCCTGAGCAAGGACTACGAATTGGGTACTTTTGAGCAGTTCTCAACCGATGTAGAGGACGAGGGCAAGCGGAGAAAGCTATATGATGCCATCATCAACGATTACGACCTACCAGACTTCAAAGGATTCACCGAGCAACTGATAGGTCCTGCCAAGAGTCAGCATCCAGCAGGTGCAACTCCTAATGCTGCTGTCAAAAAATCGGCCGGCGGAAGTGGCACGGCTACCCACTACCAACATCCACAGGGAGAGCATCCTATATACGACTACAACGGGAAACAGCAGACCACGGGAGAGAGAGAAGAGAAGAATGAGAAGCCTACTGGCCCGGCGCAGTTCGCTAGACAGATGGCCTTCGAGCAGAAGGTACGCAGCACCATCCCTTCGCCCGAGGAGTTGCAGGGAAGTTTCTCAGAGCGAATGGAGAAAATACGCAATGGCAACGAGCCTTTCAGCTCGAACAGTGAGATGCGGCTGAACCCCGAGAGTGGCAAGATGGAGCGAGTGTACTTCACCCGTGACGGACAGGAAGTGGCTACTCCCATGGAGCAGTCGCAAATCAACCATTCGATCAATCAGCAGACACAGACTCGCAAAGACTTAGCCAACCTCGATGGAAACATTTATGCGATGCTGGAGGATGCTGCAAGCATGTTCACCGATCGAGTGGTCAATGACGAGGACGTGCAGACGCTGACCGACAAGAATGCCGGCTTCTTCAAGCGTGTGGGTGCCGCGATTAGATTCAACACAAACTATGGTGGAGGTGCCTCCGGCCGGGCTGTCAAGAGTTATACTGCTACCCCGGAGGTCAGAGAGCTCAGGGCGGCACAGCGCAAGGTGAGAGACGCGAAGCGTATCGTTGCCGAGGCTGACAACAATGCCCGGGCTGGAAGTTTTGGAAAGTGGCTTGAGCAGTCGTTTGCCGGTGGTGCGGTCCGTGGCTTTGGTCAGAATGCCACAGACCTTGACAACTGGGATTTCGGCTTTACGGACATCATGGACAACCAGGCACTGATGTCGGCACTCAATGCCGCAGACAAGGGAGAACAGCTCACGCCGAGTCAGCAGGCATTGCTGGATGCTACGGTAATGGAGATGGCAGTCGATACATATTTCGGTAGCGAGGTCGGCAGAGGATATAAAGCAGGTAGCGTCACCGCAGAGAGCTTGCCTTTCATGCTGGAGATGGTCATAAACCCCGCCTCGGGTTTTGGCAGCAGTGGAGCCGCCAAGATGACGAGATATGCACTCAGACGCTTTGGCAAAGCGTCTGTGAAGAAAGGCGGATCGAAATATGCCACACGCAAGGCACTGGAGATTGGAGGCAGGGTGGCTGGAGACGTATTAGGTTCGGCCACCATGACGGCGAGTACAGGTGCTGTACGTACAACAGCCGATGCCATAGACAGGATGAACCAGGCGCAGATGAACGGCGAAGAGCTTGACGCAGGTAAAGCCTTTGCAGAGGGCTTTGCCAACACGACCATTGAGAACTACAGCGAGATGTTCGGCGCCTACTTTATGCCGCTGATGAAGGCTGCAGGAGGTGGACTGACAAGGATAGCCACATCGAAGATTGGTAGCACGGTTGGCCTTGACAGGGTACGTAGCTTCATAGATAATGTGGCAGCCAGCGAAGTTGCACAAGTTATCACCGATTTCGAGAAGCATTCCAAGTGGAACGGAGTGTTCGGTGAGTATGCCGAAGAGGTCGTTGGTGGCGTGATGAACTCCATCATCGTAGGCGACCAAACGCTTGACACCAACCACGATACTGGCGTATTCAACCTTGACAACAACATAGACACCTTCCTTGGAGTCTCGCTCCTTGGAGGCTTCATGAGTGCAGTGAAGACTGTAGGCTACCGATCGCCCAAGTACCGGGCAGGAAAAGACCTTGAAGCAGCTGGCAAGACTGCCTTGTCGGTCTTTGCTTGTGAAGAGGGCACCTGGGAGCGCATCCGTCAAGCGCTTGATGCCGGTACCGTAGCCGAAGTAAAGACGATACTGCAAGACATCAACACCAATGAAGGCTACACCCCCGAGCAGAGAGCCGCCCTTCTGGACTATGCCAACAAAGCCACTGCATACAAAGGTGTCATGATGGCAGAGCAGAAGCGCAGAACAGAAGGTAGCGAGGAGAACGAGGCGCAGATAGCTGCGGAAGAGGCCTACGACAGAGGCTATGACTCCGACGAGAGCAGCAGAAGAGACATCGCCATGGAGTTTGCCGACGTTACCCTTGGTTCGATGAGCCAGGAAGAGCGAAAGGCCGCGTGGGAAGGCGTACAAGCCAAAATCCAGGACGATGCCGACAACATGGTGGAAGGGATGCGAGAAGACGGATCAAAGAAGCAGCATAGCGACGGCACGTTCCGACCAGCAACGTTGAAGGAGAAGGACGAGAACGTTGTGTACATCGTGAAAGGCAACGTACAGATGATGTCAGACGGAACGATGGTTGACCCGAACACCAGCGACAAGAGCGTTGCCGTGTTCGACCCAGCCACTGGAGAGCGTAGGATGATAGACCCGAGTAGCGACATGGGTATCCTTTCTCTCAACGATGTCACCACGGAAGAAGAGTACGAGAGCGACATAGCACGCATACGAGACGAGTTCGTGAAGTCAGCATTTGACGAGGCGCAGGGGACGGTGCGAGTAGAACTTGGTCAGCAACTCACGACTCCCAGCGGAAAGCAAGGTAAAGTAACGGCAGTCAGTCCAGACGGAGAGAGTTTCATCGTCACCGCAGAGGATGGTGAAGAGGTGAGCATGGAGCGTGGAGAACTGCAAAAAGTAGCCGACGCAGCAGCATTGGCCGAGTACCAGTCACGTCACGAATCCCAAGCACCTGTAGAAGAGGAGAAAGAAGAGCTCCCCCAAGGCGTGGTAGAAGGAGCACCCGACGAGTTCACGCCAGGAATGGAGATAACCATCAGGGATGAAGATGGCAACGAGCAATCCGCCAAGGTGATTGGTCGTGTGCGGTTAGAGAACTTCGGTTATGTACCTGACGATGAAGGAAAAATCATCGAGTACATAGTTGGGAAAAAAGCGAAACACGACTACGTTGACCAGTTTACGGAGAATGTCGTGAGCCATGTAGCGCCGGTCGCCGAAGAGACGGCTGACGAGTCCGCACCTATAGAAACGCAGCAGTTGGAAAGTGAACCTCAGACTGCCGTAGAGACCGTAGAAACGCCTGTAGAGGGCGAAACTCATCCGGAAGGTAGTAGTCTTGAGCCCATGCCGATGCGAGAGGACGGAGAAGCTGACTTTATGGCTACGACACCCGACCGGGGACACAAGTTCATCTATGATGAGGCAGGATTGAGCCGAGAGGAAGCAGGCCAGTTCGTGAATGCCAACATCGAAGCAGCCGAGAAGACTTTTAACAAGTTGAAAGGCAAGTCACCCAAGATGGGTACAAGCATAAGCAGGTACCAGCAGGAGAAAGCAGCCTTGCAGGAGCAGATAGACAATGCCTGGCGCGTTGTTGACTATTGGCATGGCGTGAAGTCAGTGCAGGACACCATCCTTGCACAGGAGGCGGCAGAGCGAGCCGAGCGCGACAGACTGGCCCATGAAGCTTCGGTAGTGGCAGAGCAGGCACGACAGGCCGAAGAGATTGCCAAGCAGCAGGAGCAGGAGCAGCGAGGAGCCAACGCAGTGCATCCCGCCATCCGTGAGAAGTGGGAGAGCGCACCCAAGGTGGAAGGCGTAGAGAACGAGATCACCCTGGCCAACGGAGAGACCGTGAAAGGTCGCTATATGTTGGTTGAGAGTGGAGCAGCCACACCGAGCCACAACCCAAATATGGAGTTTGCACGGAACGAAGGCTTCCCCGTGGACGAGAACGGGCAGACCGTGAACGACCGCGACTACGAGCGGGACAGAGAGGCGCAGACCATCACCCGACAGATGGGAGACACCTACGACAGCAGAGCCATCCAGAGCGTCCCCGTGGTGAGCAACGACGGCGTAGTGCTGAGTGGCAACGGACGCACCATGGCCGGCGAGCTGGCAGCGCAGAACGGCACCGACGGAGCTTACATAGAACGCCTGAAGAAATACCCGCAGCAGTTCGGCTTCACCGCCGAGCAGGTGGAAGGAATGCAGCATCCGAGAGTCGTATTCGTGGCCAACGAGAACATGCCGTACACCACCGAGACATTTGCGAAGTTCAATCAGCAGGACATGAAGAGCCAGAGCAGAACCGAGCAAGCCGTGAAGTTGGGCAAGACCGTTGACAACAACACCTTCGGACGCATAGTGAGAAGCATCAACAGCTTTGACACCCTGGGCGACTTCTACAATGACCCCGTGGCCGCTGTCAGTGCCATCAGAGAGCTGCATCAAGCCGGAGCAATCAACACCATGCAGATGGCCGAGATGATGGACGGCGAGAAGATAAGCGGACAAGGACGGCAGATACTGGAGAACATGCTCATCGGCAAAGCCTTTGAGAGCAATCCTGATGCCATTCGTCAGCTGTCGGAGTTCCCCGCTATGCGTCAGAGCGTAGTGTCGGCTCTTGCAGAGGTAGCCAACAACATCAAGTTAGGAGAAGAGTACAGCCTCACCGATGAGTTGTCGGAAGCAATCAATCTAGCATACCAGGCGAGAAAGAGCGGTATCAAGGCAGGCGACCGGGTGAGCTGGTATGCACGGCAGATGAACCTCTTTACATTCGAGGAGGGAGAGAGCGTAGCCGACTACAACAACGGCATCGTGTTGATGCTGGCAGACATCATAAACGACAGCCGAGTGAACCAGTTGAAGAAGACGCTGGCACTCTACAACGACAACGCCGCCATGTCGGCTGCAGGGCAGTACGACATCTTCAGTGGCGGTATCAAGAGCAAAGAAGATATTATCAAAGACGTATTAAACACACTCAAATATGGAACAGAGACCGAACAACAGCAAGCCCTTGCATGGGCAACCGAGCGACGCAAAGAGAGCGTTCAAGAAGATGGCACTGCTGCAACAGGCAGTGGAGAAAGCGAAGGAGCAGCAGGCAGTGGAGAAAACGAAGACAGCGACGAACCGAAACCGATAGGACGAGGTGCGTTTGGATACATATACGACCAATTCAAGGGAAAGGTCAAGGAGGCTTTTGCACACTTGCTGAGTAATAGAAACGGTGACTGCCTGGGCGTATTTCATCGTGAGGATGTTGGCGAAATCGACCTTGTGTGGGGTGATGAGAAAGCCGGGTTATCACATATTATAGGCAAGCATGTCGGAGAAGGAAAGAGTTTCGCCAATGTAGACGAAATGATGTCAGCATTGTCGGACATCATCAACAACGGAGAAAAGACATTTGATAATGGAGACAAGGTCGTCTTCAAAATTGGAAACAAACTTGTCAGCATCCGCAAAAACTATCGTGAATACGGAAAGAAAAAAGCCGACAAGAACTGGGTTCTGACGGCCTATGATGAAACCTCAGCTGATAGTGGGAGCCCTGTCGCTACCATTGAAAGCCAAGCTGGGACGGCTACTGATGTTTCCAGCAGCAAAGATACGAATATTTCTGAAATTGACAAAATAAAAGTTGCAAGTGCCATTGAGTCAGCAGAAAAGGAAACAAAAACCGAGCCGACGGATGGACAGAAAAAGGCCAGAAACTACAAGATTGGGCATGTCACCGTTGACGGTTATGACATCAGCATTGAGAACCCGAAAGGCAGTGTGAAGACAGAGGCAGGTCAGAACGATGGAGGGTTCTTCCAGGACAGAGTTGTTGACGAGGAGTGCAGCGAGACGTTGCGCAGGGCGTTGGCAGATGCTTACGCCAGAGGCAACAAGGCAGCGATACAGAAGGCCGTTGACGGACTGCGCAAGTACATGGACGAAGGCGGAGACTTCACGACAGAGTATAGCGAAGAGGTGGAAGACTATGAGGGTAGCGACCCGCAGATGCTTGCCGACCGCTACATCACCCATGCGTTGCACGACATGCACACAGACGATGATGCAGACCAGGAGTATATCAAAACCGGAGTGCGGAGTGTGACACCTGTCACTGACGTGGCCGGCACTGCTGCAGAAGAATCGTTGTCGTCCAGGATTGAGGTTCTCAATGACGAGGAGAGCGAGGAAGGCGGCCCCAATGGGGTTGTATATCATTGTCCCATCCTCATAGACGGAAAGTGCAAGGCAGAGAAGATAGACGAGCCAGACGAGAAAGGCAACTATACAGGTTCCTACTTCATGTATGAAGGCAAACGCTACAGCGACCTGATGGAGGTTGTCGAACAGATAGACAATAGCGACGAGCTTTCAAATGCAGAAGCCAGCATCACACCTACCCAGTACACCACCAAGCGAGGAAAAGTGCTTGACCTGCAGTTGGTGAAGTTCGCAGAAGAGCTGACCAAGGAGCAGCAGAAAGCAGCCCGTGAGTTGGCCAAGGGGATGAAAGGATGGTGGAGCAGTCAGGACGGCGGATACCTGATGCGCAGTGCTGAAGATGCCCAGCGGCTTGTTGATGCCATGAGCAGCAAGGAGGCCGTTACTGACGCACATCCGTTGACGCTTACCGACATGGCTACAGTATCCGATGTAGCACAACAGACGAAAGAAGAGACCGCACCCGAAGAGGTGAAGACGAAAGAGCAACAGGCACCGACCACCAAGGAAGGTAAATCCGACGCAGCACCCAAGAGCAAGTGGGTAGATGAAGAGGATGCAGAACGATTTGAGGAGCTTAGACGAAGACTTAGAGCCAGCCGTGGCCAGCTTAACATGGGCGTGAACCCCGAAGAGTTTGCCATCGGCGTAGAGATGAGTTTCATGGTCATCAAGCACGGAGCCCGCAAGTTTGGCGAGTATGCCAAGCAGATGATAGATGCCTTAGGCGAGTGGGTGCGTCCGTACCTCAAAGCCTTCTACAATGGAGCCCGAGACCTGCCCGAATCGGAAGACTATGAGCAGGAGATGACACCATACGACGAGGTTCGATCATTCGATGTTCAGAACTTCGACAAAGAGGGTCCGAAAGACATCATCGCCACCGCCGAGCAGGTCGTTAAAGAGACCGAGGCGGAGGAGCAGGCAGATATAGCCAGCGGCAAGCTGAAAGAGACCCGCAACACTAAGCGTAAAGAGACAGAAGGCAGAGCAAAGAAAAGCAACAAAACATCCAAGACAGCAGAACAGCAGTCGCAGTTTAGCCTCTTTGGAGAAGAGACCATAAGCGAATCAGTAAACAAAGAAGATAAAAACAACAATAACCATGAGAGAACTAACGTACAACCTGGCACCGCTCAAGCCGGGAGAGGAAGACAACAACTTGAGCAGAATGAACCGATGGGAGGAAGCGCAAGGGATGAAGTTAAGCGAACTGACTCACGAGGAGTGGGTGGACGTGATAAGCAAGATTCTAGTGCTGACGGAGCAGGAAGCAGAAGAGTATCTGGAGTACCTTCTGGAAACGGAAGAACTGTAAGCCGAGAAGATAGCAATCAGCCAAAGCGCAACCTCAACAACAACCATGCAGAGCGAGGTACCGACTATGCGCCGAAAGACGTTGACAGACGTATCGAAGCCAACATTTCCGCCATCGAGAAGATGCAGGAGCTCATGGAGAGTGGCCGACAGGCGACCAAGGAAGAAATGAGCGTATTGCGTAAGTTCAGTGGCTGGGGAGGCCTTGGCAAGGCCTTCAGTGATGTTTCGAGTCCTAATGCAAAGGCACCCTCCACTCGTCTTCGTGAGTTGTTGGGAGACGAAGGTTATGAGCAGGCCAATATGAGCCGTAACAGTGCCTACTATACACCTGCGAAGGTCATTGACACAATGTGGGACATAGCCCGTATGATGGGCTTCAAAGGTGGCAAGGTGCTGGAAGGCAGTGCTGGTATTGGCAACATCATAGGAGCCATGCCTGCTGACATAAGCGAGCATAGTGACATTCATGCCGTAGAGATAGACATCACCACCGGCAACATCTTGAAGTTGTTGTACCCCGATGCAAAGGTAGACGTACAAGGCTTTGAGGCGACTCAGGTAGAGAATTGCAGTGTAGACCTGGCCATCACCAACGTGCCATTCGTCACAGGCTTGAGAGTAAGCGACAACACTGGAGACCAAGACCTGAGCAAGAAATTCCACGACATTCACGACTTCTGCATTGCCAAGAACATACGCAAGCTCCGTGAAGGAGGCATAGGCATCTTCATAACCAGCAGCGGTACCCTTGACAACAGCGCAAGGCTGCGCGAGTGGATAATCCAAGAAGGCAACACCGACGTAGTCGGAGCCTTCCGTTTGAACAATGACACCTTTGGCGGTACCGGAGCCACCAGCGACATCATTGTTGTCCGCAAGCATGTCAACGGACAGAAGTCGGCAAACGCCATAGACGTACTCACCACCACAGGCGAGCGTACCGCAGAGTTTGATACTGGCGAGACCAAGAAAGTAAAAGGTGAGTATGTGTCCGTCGTCAAGCAACTCTCGATGGACTACAACAGATACTTTGTAGAGCATCCCGAGAACATGGGCGGAGAGATGAAGTTTGGTTTTGAGCAAGGCGACAACTATCGTCCGACCAGCAAGGCCCTCTACCCCATCAAAGGTAAAAATCAAGCCGAGTTGCTGTATGCCTGGGTACGTTCCTTTGAAGGCAAAGAGTGGGACACTCCAGCCGTTAAGGCAGAGAGCGAGACCAATTCCGTTGTCTATGCCGAGTTGGGAGAAGACGTGAAAGAAGGCAGCATAGTAGTCAGCGATGGGCAGTTGTGCATTGCACAGCGAGGCCAAGCCGTTCCCCTTGGAGTGAACGCCAACAAAGTGAAAGGACACACCAAGGTTGAGTGCTTCAACCACTACAAATCAATCAAGGACGCACTGGATGCCGTGTTGCGGTACCAGACCGAGAACGAGACCGACGAAGGTTTGCAGCCGTTGATTAACGAGCTCAACAGAGCCTATGACACCTTCATCAAGACCTACGGTCACCTGCACAAAAACACCACCATATCGTTCCTGAAGAGCGACGTAGACTTTGCCAACATACTTGCTTTGGAGAAATTCAGCGAGCGCATAGATGCGAAGAGTGGAGCCCGCAATGCAGAATATGGCAAGACCGACATCTTCAGTCGTCGTGTAGTAGAGAAGGAGAAAGACCCAGAGCCCACCAATGTGAAGGACGGAATTATCGCAAGCATTTATGTACATGGCCGTGTTGACATTCCGTGGATAGCAGAGTCCATGTCGAAGCATAGCGGGCAGCAGGTCACCGATCAGCAGGTAAAGGAAGAGATTATCAATGCCGGATTAGGCTTTGAGGACACCGCTACCCGACAGGTAGAGGTCAACTACGAGTACCTGAGCGGCAATGTTCGTGAGAAGTTGCAGCAAGCCATAGATGCCAATACCGACGGCCGCTATAATGCCAACATCAAGGCCCTTGAAGATGTAATCCCCATGAATATACCGGCTCACCTGATAGACTTTAGTATTGGTTCGTCGTGGATAGATCCGAGTCTGTATGAAGAGTATGTGAAAGACCGTACCGACATCAGCGTCACCTGTACCGCAGCCGGAGGCACATGGTACATGAAGAAGCCCTACTTTGAAGGCGAGCAGAAGAACCGAGCCTTTGGTATCGTCAGTCAGATGCTGCACAAGACCATCATGGGTACCGACCTCATCGAGGCGGCGATGACCAACAAGAGTATCACCGTCAGTGAGACGAAACGTCGTTGGGATGGCAGTACCGAGACCATTGTTGACAAAGATGCGACAACAGCCTGTGCCAACAAGATAGACGAGATACGCGCCGACTTCAAAGACTGGGCGAGAGCCAAGATGCAGAGCGACACCGAGAAGAGTGCACGGATAGAACGTATCTACAACGACATGTTCAACAACTATGTTCCGAGGGACATTCCCGACGACTTTGTTCCGGAGCATTTCGGAGAAGCCGCTACCGTTATTGATGGCAGACCCTTTGCACTGCGTCCGCACCAAGGCAAAGCCGTAGTGCGAGCCACGACACAGCCGTTGCTGTTAGCCCACGAGGTAGGTACTGGTAAGACCTACACCCTCATCACCACTGCCATGGAGATGCGACGTTTGGGAACGGCCAAGAAGCCGATGATAGTAGTTCAGAACGCCACCGTAGGCCAGTTTGTAGAGAGTGCGAAGAAGCTATACCCCAATGCCAAGGTGCTGACCATTGAAGACAAAGAGCACACCGCCGACGGACGCAAGAACTTCTATGCAAAAATCAAGTACAACGACTGGGACATGATAGTAGTGCCGCAGTCCGTCTTTGAGCGCATCCCCGACAGTCCGGAGCGAGAGATGGCGTATATCAAAAGCAAGATAGAAGAGAAGATGCTCGTGTTGGAGGAGATGCGAGATGCTGATCCTAACGGACAGAGCATGATTGTGAAGGCAGCCGAGCGCGAGTTGGAGAAGTTGCAAAACGAATTGTCCGAGACGACCGAAAAGATTAGTGGCAAGCGTAAAGAAAGAGATGCGAAGAAAGAAGCCGTCACCCGCCAGAATGCCGAGGTTAAAGCCAAGGAGATGCTTGACCGTCAGACCGACGATGTAGAGAACTTCGACGACATGGGCATAGATGCCCTGCTGGTTGACGAGGCCCACGAATACAAGCATCTTGGTTTCGCCACCGCCATGCAACGCGGCGTGAAAGGCGTAGACCCCTCCTACAGCAAAAAGGCGCAAGGCGTATTCTTGAAGACACAAGCCGTCATGGAGCGCAACAATGGCCGAAACGTAGTGTTTGCCACCGGCACCCCAATTAGCAACACCGCAGCCGAGATATGGACCTTCATGCGTTACCTGATGCCAGTCGACACTATGAAGGAATACGGCTTATACTACTTTGACGACTTTGTGCGCAACTTTGGCAACCTCACACAGATGTTAGAGTTCACCACCAGTGGAAAGTTCAAAGAGAACAACCGTTTTGCAGGATATGTCAACCTGCCCGAGTTGGTGCGTATCTGGTCGGGCGTTGCAGACACCGTGCTGACCAAAGAGGCCGGCGGTGTGAGCGACAAGATACCCGCCATGGAAGGAGGCAAAGCCCAGGACATCTATTTGCCGCAGACCAAGGCGTTGCGCAGTGTGATGAAATTTGTGAAAGCCGAGTTAGACAAATACGACAAGATGACCGGCAAGGAGAAGAAAGAGCACAGTCACATACCCCTCACCATGTATGGCATTGCCAAGGCCGCAGCCGTTGATGCCCGATTGGTTGTTGCAGATGCCGTTGACGAAGAGCAGAGCAAGACCAACGAAGCCATGCGACAGACGTTGAAGAGCCTCGAAGACACCAAAGAATACAAAGGCACCGTCGCCATCTTTGCCGACAACTACCAGAACAAGCGTACCGGCTTCAACCTCTACGAAGTCATCAGAGCCAAGCTGGAAGCCGCCGGAGTACCTCCCGAGCAGATAGTAGTGATGAAGAGTGGCATGACAGTAAAGAAGAAGCTCGAAATCTTCGACATGGTGAACCGAGGAGATGTGCGTGTCATCATGGGTAGCACCTTCACCCTGGGAACAGGTGTGAACATTCAGGAGAGACTGCACACGATAATACACCTTGATGCGCCCAATCGTCCCATGGACTACACCCAGCGTAACGGACGTATCTTGCGCCAGGGCAACCTCCATAAAGAGATGAACATACCCGTGAGAGTGCTGCGGTTTGGTGTAGAAGACAGCCTTGACGTTACGGCCTACCAGCGGTTGAAGACCAAAGGAGCCATTGCCGATAGCATCATGAACGGCAAGCAGATGATGAACAACTCGATGGAGAACCGAGTACTGGAGGAAGAGGAAGACGTGTTTGGTGACACCGTGGCCCAGTTGTCCGGTTCCGAGTATGCCATGCTCAAGAACCAAGCAGAGAAAGACGTAAGGAAGTACGAGAACAAGAAGAAGCAGTGGGAAGCAGACCAGACCTATTGTCATAACGAGATACCCCGGCTGGAGGGTGTGATACGCAGCAATTCCGAGATGCGGCTTGAGAGTCTCAACAAGACCTTAGTCAAAGTTGAAGAGATGGCGAAGAAACAGACATCGTTGACCATTGCCGTTGAAAAGCAGAAGTTCAGCTCCATAGAAGCCATGGCAGACTACATCAAGGAGTTCAACAAGAAAGTGCGAGAGAATGAGAGTGCGATGCGCGAGGATCCATACAGAGATACCGAGAGGAAACTCACGTTGAAATTCAACATCGGCGGCTTCGACTTCACCTTCACCACAGACATGAGTGTAGAGACCACTTCGAGTCAAGGGACCCTGTTCAGTGCCATCCATCGAAAGATGACCTACGACTGTCCTGCGCTCGAATTGGAAGCCATACCCGTGCATCAGTCCTTGTTGAGAGAAGGCTTAGAAGACATTGTGAACAATGTTATCACCGGCAAAGATTTCCGAGAGAGAATAGAGCGCATAGAGAAGAGTGTAGAGAAGAACAAGAAAGAGCTGGCGCAAGTCAAAGAGCGAGCAGGCAAGCCGTTTGGCTATGCAGATGAGTTGGCAGCAGCCCACAAGCACTACGACGAATACGCCGAGTTGATGAAACAAGAGTTGGAAGAGAAAGAGAAGAAATATGCCGATATGGATGCCAATGTAGAGGAAGCCACCGGCGTTGTTGAGGCAGCGGAAGACGAAGAAGATGCAGAGGACGACGAAGACGTGCTTTTCCGCACGTCGGAAGAGTTGGACGCTGAATATCCTGATTGGATGAGCAGACAGCAGACGAGCAAGGGTGGACACTCAACGCAGATAACTGGGACTGTATCTACATATCGTAAGATAGGAGAACACTTGATAGACGAATTTGGTGAAGAGGCATCCAGACTGACCATACTTGACGCATCGAGTGGTAAGGGTGTTGGAACGAAAGCCATGCGAGATATGGGGCTGAATGTTGAGGACGTTGAGCCTTATCCTGCAAGTGACAGAGAGCAGCAGCCTACCTACACCAAATATTCAGACATCGACAAGCAGTACGACATTGTTGTGAGCAATGCAGTATTGAACGTCATTCCGGATGATTGGAGAGCAGACCTGCTGTGGCAGATGTCGAGACTTGTCAAGCCAGGAGGTCGAATGATAATCAATACCCGAGGTCTCAATGATGCCAAGACCATCAAGCATAAGACCGTTCTTGACGATGAGAGCGAGGTGCTGACAAGTACGTCGTATCAGAAATTCTTCAGTCATGAGACATTGAAAGACTTTATAGAGGAGACATTGGGTGAAGGATGGTCGATAGAGAATGCCACTAAGAGCAATGCAGGATTTGGGAACGACAATGCTGTTGTGGTAACACGGTTGAGTGATGGAGAGACGACGTTGAATCGCGAAGGCGACGGCCATGTGCGCCCGAAGAGGAGTTACGAAGAGAGCCTTGCTGCATCGCGGAGAGCAGGCTACAGCAAGCGTCAGCATGATGCCATGTTGGTGCGAGACGAGCGTAGAGCCCGCAAGCAGATAGCCGACTTCATTGAGAAGTTTGGTTTGACCGACCGAGTGGAGGTGAGAGACGATGCCGAAGGGTTTACCGAACACAGAGCCAAGGCAAGAGGCTGGTACAACCCTAGCAATGGCAAGATAGTCATCATCCTTGGCAACCACCACAGCAAAGAAGATGTCATGAAAACGATACTTCACGAAGGCGTAGGCCACTACGGACTACGGGCCCTCTTTGGAACGCACTTTGACACCTTCCTGGACAACGTGTATCTGAATGCAGACGGGCAAGTCAGAGGACAGATTATAGAGCTTGCCAAGAAGCACGGTTGGAACTTCCACACGGCCACAGAGGAGTATCTGTCGAGACTGGCAGAAGACACCAACTTCAACATGGAGACCTCCATCTACCAAGGATGGTGGTCGAAAATCAAAGAACTCTTCTGGGAGATGCTGTACAAAATTGGAATGAATGTACAGATTTTCAGGGGGACGTTAAGCGATAATGAGCTGCGGTATCTTTTGTGGAGAAGCTACAAGAACCTCACAGAGCCCGGTCGCTACCGCAGCCTGGTTGAAGAAGCCGAGGACGTGGTGATGCAGAACAACCTTAAGGTCGGAGAATTTGAAGAGGAGCGTCAGCCGTTAGCGATCGAAGAGCGAGAAGCGACGGAAGTGGCAGAGAACAAGTTGCTGTTCAGAGACGAAGACTTCACCGAGCGAGACAGAGTGATAGCCAGAGACCACTACGAGCGAATGGTAGCCAGTGGCGGTTATCAGTTCAAGGAGGCGATGCAGGACAGCATGTTAGGACTGCGCAAGGCCATGGAAGCGATAGACGGAGGGAAGCACTTCCGTGTTGAGAATGTGCCAGGCAACGAGAACGCCTACCTTGCCGAGAACCGTATGAGCAGTGTCAACGCCGCCGAGCAGACCGCCTACTTCCGTGAGTACATGCAGCCGTTGCTGAAAGCCGTCCACGGAATTGCTGGAGACAACGAAGCCGTTCGCAAAGACCTTGTGGGCTACATGATGGCCAAGCACGGCTTGGAGCGTAACATCAAGTTTGCCGAGCGTGATGCACAGGAAGCCGCGAGAAAAGGAGCCGACTACAACACCGAGCTACAGAAAAACCGCAATAAAGACTATTCCGGCCTTACTGCGTTGACCGGCAACGCCTACAACGCATCCGCCGAAGTAGTGGCGCAGCGGATGGTGGATGAGTTCGAGAGCCTATACGACGTGTCCCAGCTGTGGGAGAAGGTCAACGAAGCCACCAAGACCACCCTTGCCAAGGTGTACCAGAGTGGCATGCTGAGTGAAGAAAGCTACGCGCAGATACGCGACATGTTCGATTTCTACATACCATTGCGCGGATGGGACGAGACCACCAGCGACGAAGTGTATGGCTATCTGACGAGCAAAGATGGGCCGCTACGTGGCAGCACCATCAAGCATGCCTACGGACGAAGCAGCAAAGCTGACGACCCGATAGCCACGATAGGTTTGATGGCCGACACCGCCATACGACAAGGCAACCGAAACGAAATGAAGCAACGTTTCCTAACCTTCGTGCAGAACCACCCAAGCGACCTAGTGAGTGTCAGCAAGCTGTGGTTGCAGTATGATGCCGCCTCCGATGAGTGGATGCCCGTCTTTGCCGACATCAAGCCGGAAGACACCGCCTATGACGTAGAGCGCAAGGTGAAAGCCTTTGAGCAGCGTATGGAGCAGTTGGCAGCAGCCGAGCCTGACAAGTACAAGACAGGCAGCAAAGCCGCCAATATCCCCTACAAGGTAGTGAAAGGCAACATCAGCGAGCACCAGGTGCTGGTGAAGCGAGGCGGAGAGACCTTTGTGCTGACAATAAACGGCAACCCGAGAGCAGCCCAGGCACTGAACGGACTGACCAATCCCGACGTAGAGACCAACGGAGTGATAGGCAACATGCTCAAGCTGGCAGAGTACACCAACCGTCAAATGAGCTCCTTCTACACCACGAGGACCCCCGACTTTATCGTGAGCAACTTCTTCCGCGACATGCTGTACAGCAACTGTATGGCATGGGTGAAAGAGAACCCACGTTATGCGTTGACCTTCCATAAGAACTTTGGCAAAGTCAACCCCGCCATGATGCGCAGACTGTTTGGAAAGTGGGAGAACGGCACCTTAGACGGCAGCAATGAGATAGAGCGTCAGTTAAATACATTCATGATGAACGGCGGAGAGACCGGCTACACCAGTGTCAAGGACATCGAAGGGCACAAGAAAGCCATTGCATCCGAGTTGAGGCGACAAGGCAGTGCTGCCCGTAAGGTATGGCATTCCCTTGGTATGCAGCTTGACCTGTTGAACCGCAGTGTAGAGAACTGTGCGAGATTTGCCGCCTTCATGACCTCGCAGGAGTTTGGACGCAGTGTCGAGCGCAGCATCTACGATGCCAAGGAAGTCAGCATCAACTTCAACAAGAAAGGAAGTGGTGGCAAGATGGTCAATGCGAAAGGACAGACCTTCATGGGCAAGGCAGGTTCCTATATGAGTGGAGCCGGACGTTTGTTCTATGTCTTCTGGAATGCCGGCGTACAAGGTATGACCAACTTTGGAAGAGCCGCGAAGAGACACCCCGGCAAGTTCGCCGCAGGTTCAGCCACCATGTTCACACTTGGAGCCATCATCCCGTTGTTGGCGAAAGCCATAGGAGGCGATGATGACGACGACAAGAACGCCTACTACAACCTGCCCGAGTATGTGCGTCGCAGCAACATCTGTTATCGTGTAGGCGAGCAGTGGGTCACCATCCCATTGCCCATTGAGTTCCGAGCCATCTACGGCCTTGGTGAGTTAGCCACCGGAGTCATTGGAGGCTACGAGCATTACAGCGACGGCGAGTTAGCCAAGCAGCTGACGAGTCAGGTCAGTCAAGTGTTGCCGTTAGACTTCATGGAAGGAGGTGGCGGTTTGCATCCCTTCATCCCCAGTGTGGCGAAGCCCATTGTAGAAGCCCGCAACAACAAGAGTTGGACTGGACTACCCATCTACCGAGACAACCCTTGGAACCAGACCGACCCCGAGTTCACGAAAGTCTACAAGAACGCCGACAAGCACATTGTTGCAGCCAGCAAGTGGCTCAACGAGTCCACCGGTGGTGACGACTACAAGAAAGGCTGGGCAGATGTGGTGAACCCCGCCCAAGTCGAGTACGTCCTGAACGGCTATTTGGGAGGATACTTCAAAGTACCCAACCAGTTGGTGAAGATGACAGAGACCACAACAGGAGACCGAGAGTTCGAGTGGAGGAACATGATGATAGCCAACAGGCTTGTCAAGAGTGGCGACGAGCGTACCGCCTACAGAAAGTTGCAAAACGAGTACTTCAAGTACGAAAAAGAGTACAAAGAGACCAAGCGGTTGAAGAAGAAGTATGAGAATGCAGCCAAAAAAGGAGTCATCGGTTACGCAGAGAAAGTCAACTTCCTAAACAACACAGACGAGTATGCCCACTATGAGATATTCGAGCGATACAAGAAGCAGATAGACAACCTCTACAAGCGGATGAAAGACGAGCCCGACGAAGAGATACTGAAAGCGATAGCGTTAGACTACTACCAAGTGATGCGAGAGATGGTTGAAGCGATGCACGAATATGATGCGAGCAAATAATCTCAAGATATTGGCGACATGGCGCGGCGAAGGTGTAATTTTGCCGCGTCATAGAGCCGCCTGAGAAAGGTGGATACAATTAATAGCATAGAAGATATGGATATAACATTGCATAGATTAAGCAAGGTAACGATTCCGAAGGAAGCCGAGAGCATGGACAGCTTGAAGTACAGCAAGACTGAGAGTGGCAATGACAGGACGCGAGGCATAAAGATACTGCAAGAGGCGCAGCAGTACTACACGGCGATGTACAAGTTCCGCCAAGACCGAGAGCGCAACAAGCGATACAACTACGGCGACCAGTGGGGCGACATAGTGTGTGTAGACGGCAAGAATATGACCGAGGAAGACTACATCAAGAGTCAAGGCAGTGTGCCGTTGAAGACGAACCTCATCCGCAAGCAGGTGAACACCGTCATTGGTTTGTTTCTAAGTCAGCAGAACGAGCCCACCTGCATAGCGAGAGACCGCGACGAGCAGCGACAAGCGGAGACGATGAGTACCGTGTTGCAGTACAACATGCAGCTTAACCGTATGTCTGAGGTTTATGCCGACTCTATGGAAGAATATCTGATTAGCGGTCTCATCATGCACAGGAAGTGGTGTGGGTGGAGAGACAACAAGGTTGACTGTTGGACAGACTATGTGCAGCCTAACAACATCATCCTCGAAAACAACATGAGAGACTTTCGAGGTTGGGACTGTTCGTTCATAGGAGAGATACACGACCTGAGCAGAGAGCAGTTGATAGAGCAGTTTGCGAAGAGTCCTGAAGACTACATACGGCTTAACGATATATACAACCTTGTCAGCAAGATTGGCTTGAACATACACACATGGGAAGACTTTGGCTATGGCAAGAACAATGTCAACACCGACTTTCTTATTCCGATGGACCAGACGAGGTGCAGAGTCATAGAGGTGTGGCGCAAAGAGAGCAAGCCCAGGTATCGTTGTCACGACTACAACAATGGTGAGATATTCAAGATAGACGAAGAAGACCTTGGCACCATGGTTATAGCAGAGAACCAGCGCAGGGCAGACCAGGCAGCGAAAGCCGGCATACCAGCCGAAGAGATACCGTTCATTGTGCCGGTGTGGTTCATTGACTCCTACTGGTACTACTACTATCTGTCTCCGATGGGAGACATCTTGGAAGAGGGAGAGACACCGTATGAACACAAGAGTCACCCATACGTTTTCAAGGCATTCCCGTTCATTGATGGCGAGATACATTCATTCGTCAACGACATCATAGATCAGCAGCGATACGTCAACCGACTCTACACCCTCAACGAGTGGATAGTGAAAGCCAGTGCCAAGGGTGTGCTGATGGTCCCTGAGGACTGTATGAAAGGACACGACCCCGAAGAGTTCACCGACAACTGGGCGAAATTCAACGGCGTCATCTTCTATACTCCGAGCAAAAGTGGTAACAAGCCCGAGCAGGTAGCAAACAACTCCACCAACATAGGCATCCATGAGCTGTTGAGTATGCAGTTGAAGATGATGGAGGACATCACCGGAGTGAACAGTGCTATCCAAGGAAAGGCCGAGTATTCCGGCATGAGTGCCGCCATGTTCAACATGCAGACGCAGAATGCCACCACGTCGTTGCGACGCATCCTCGACAGTTTCCAAGACTTCATATTAGACGCAGCATATAAGGACGTGAAAAACATCCAGCAGTTCTATGACCAGAAGCGCACCTTCAACATTGCAGGCAGAGCGAGTGCACAGGCCGTCTATGACCCTGCCAAGATACGCGATGTAGAGTTCGACCTTAGCATCATACCCAGTCAGACCTCACCCGTCTACAGAGCCATAGCCAACGACTTCCTTATGGAACTGTTCAAATCCAATGCCATCAGTGCCGAGCAGTTGTTGCAGGTAGGAGACTTCCCCTTTGCCGACGAGCTGTTGCAGAACATACATAGTCAGAAAGAGCAGTTAGAGAGAGGCCAGATGCCAGAAGGCGTGTCGCCCGAGCTGATGCAGAGAGCGCAGCAAGGGTTAAGAGCCAATCCGCAAGCCATGCAGCTGTTGCAGCAAGCGGCAGGACTCCAAGCACAGCAATCATAAAGCCGCTTAATGATAAGAAAAGACGACATAGATGGGCAGATACAAAACATCCTCAAAGAGAACGTTCGACGAAGGGACGTTCTCTTTGGCACATTTAATCCCGTCAGTGGAGAAGGGAGTATCGGCGAGCGAGTCGAGTACACCATTCCCGACTTTCCTATCGTCACCCAGTACCTTCCTGTTGAGATGTTGGGCGAGCCGTTTGTGGTGCGGTTGCGAGAGGCAGGCAGTGTGCGAGCGTTCATCAAGCAGCACATCGAAGGCTGGAGTATCGACAGCATCTACGAAGAGGCGTTCAACAAAGTGGTGGAGCAGCTCACCAGGATACGCATCAAGTATGACTTTCCCTTTTGGGCAGCCACGTTAGTGTACATCAAGCGCAAGGGAGGAGGCAAAGACGTGCTCTTCCGGCTGAACCGACCGCAGCGAAGGTTGGTAGAGCGACTGGAGAAGATGCGCAAAGCCGGCAAGCCGATACGCCTCATCATATTGAAAGCCCGCCAGTGGGGAGGTTCGACCTGTACGCAGTTGTACATGGCCTGGTTGCAGTTGGTACACGAAGTAGGCTTAAACAGTCTCATCATCGCCCATCAGACATCAGCGTCCGACAAGATCAAGGCGATGTTCGACAAGATGATACGAGCCTACCCTGTACAGATGTTGCATGAGATAGGCGACACCTATTCCGAGAACGAGAAGAAGATGATAGGAGTCGGCAAGAGTGGGAGCATCTATCGAGTACCGCAGCGCAACTGTGACATCAACATCGGTACCGCCGAGAGTACGGAGAGCAGCCGTTCAGGCGACTACAACCTGGTGCACCTGTCGGAGGTAGGCTTGTGGAAAGCCACGGAGAAGTCCAGTCCCGAAGACATTGTGCGTTCCGCCACCACCGGTGTTCTGTACCTGCCCAACACCATGATAGTGTACGAGAGTACGCCCAATGGCGTAGGCAACTTCTTCCACAAAGAATACCTTGCGGCGAAGAATGGTGAGTCGCAGTACGAGGCCATGTTCGTGTCGCATTTTGAGATAGAGCAGTACCGGTTAGAGTTTGAGAGCGACCAAGAGACAGCCGTCTTTGCCCGCAGGCTGTATATGAACCGCAACAACGACGAGGTGCGGAGCGAGCGAGAAGAGCCCGGCACCTTCCTGTGGCGATTGTGGACGTTAGGAGCTACATTAGAGAACATCAACTGGTACATACAGGAGCGCACCAAGTTCACCAGTCACGGAGACATGGCATCAGAGTACCCGAGTGACGACATCGAAGCCTTTACCTTCAGTGGCCGGAAAGTGTTCCACAACGACGACGTAGAGCAGTTCAGAGAAGGATGCAGGCCGGCGAGGATGACAGGCGATATATACGGCAGAGCCAACGAAGGCGAGGCGGCGTTAGAAGGGTTGCGGTTCAGGAAGGAAGAGCGAGGGCGGTTCAAGATATGGCACGACGTAGAGAAAGACAGTGAGGAAGAGGAAGTGACAGACCGGTACCTGGTCATCGTAGACGTATGCAAGGGGCAGACCGCGAAAGCCGACTTTGCAGACATCCTGGTGTTGGACCGACTGTATATGATGGACGGAGAGCCGCCAGTAGTAGCCGCCGAGTGGCATGGCCACATAGAGATGGACAAGTTAGCCTGGAAAGCGGCGCAGATAGCCGAGTACTACAACCATGCGTTGTTGGTGATAGAGAGCAACACATTAGAGACCAACAACACCAAAGGCGAAGCCGAGTACATACTCACCCTCATCAGTGAAGTGTACGACAACCTATACACCAGGAAGCAGAGTGCCGAAGACATCAGAGAAGGCAGGCCGAAGAAATACGGCTACCATACCAACGTGCTGACAAAGAAAGTAGTGATATTGAACCTACAGACGGCAGTCAGGGAGCATCTGTACATAGAGCATGAGTGCGAGTGTTTAGACGAATACGAAACCTACGTAGAGACCGACAAAGGAGGCTATGAAGCCATGGAAGGGTATCACGACGACCGATTGATGACGCGAGCCATCGGGTTGCAAGTAAGCATGAACGAGATGGAAATGCCCAAAGTAGTAAGACATGAGCGATACAAGCCGAGAAGTCAGCAGGTGGTCAGTGCCGCCACCATATAGAGAAATTGCATTGTTGTTCGACCGACGAGCGGATAGGGGATTACTTCTTCTTGAAGTGCCCCCTTTTGATTTTATAGACCGTATCGGAGGCATGTTTAGGGTTCATGTAGAACTTAGGAGCCGGAGAGATGACCACGAGAAAAACAATGTCGCACAAAGGAATGTCAGGGAGTTCCTGTTGCTTCTCCTTCACACGGCGAAATATTTCGAGGAACATCTCGCGTTTCGTCGGGCGCATAGTGTCGAGGATAGGCTGTCCGCGAAGCATGGCAGAGATGACCGCCGTAGCCCTTTCTTCGGATACCCAAAAGCGAGAGCAAGGCAGTTCGACGACAAGGGCGAAGTCCTTTTTGACGTCGAAATACTTTTTCTGAGCGAGGACCAGACGGAAAGCCCTCATCAGTTCCTGATTACGCATCTGCGTAAAATAAGAGGTGTTGCCAGGGTGTTTCATTGGTGTGGATGCGTTTGGATGTTTGTGAATTTGTTTTCAAAATTACAAAAATATTTTCGATTATGAATAATATATTTTCTCAACTTATAGTTTATAACGTCCGAAATGGTAGTACTTTTGTATTTGAAACTGGCGTGGAGCCAGCGATTGGTGAATGAAAAAAATACAATGTAAAAAGCTGACATTATGGCAGAAAAAGAGACCCCAAAAAGCAAGCGCGAGCTACTTATGGATCGGTTGAAATCGAAATATCCAGACCACCAGTATGCCGATGACGATGAGTTGTTCGGGCAAATCTATGATGAATATTCCGCCATCGACGAAGAGCTCGGCAAGTTTCGTGACCGAGAGAGTAAGCTCTCTGAATTATTCTCGAGAGATCCGAGATCAGCACAGTTCATAACCGACATGGCCAAGGGCAAAGACCCGTGGATAGCCGTCATCCATCGTATGGGCATAGATGGTATCACCGACCTGATGAACAATCCCGACAAGCAGGAAGAGTATGCCGAAGCCAACAAAAAGTACGTCGAGCGGTTAGCCAAGGAGAAAGGGCTGGAAGAAGAGTACAACGCCAATCTTGCAGAGAGCATGAAGATGCTTGAGAAGATGCAGGAAGAGCGAGGGCTGAGTGACGAGACCATCGATGCCGCCATGGAATTGGTGATGCAGATAGCCCACGAAGCCATCATGGGCAAGTTCACACCCGAGACCATGGACATGGCCATGAAAGCTTTGAACCACGATTCCGAGGTAGCCGCTGCGCGTAGAGAAGGCGAGGTGGCCGGCAAGAATGCGAAGATAGACGAGACGTTGCGCAAGCCCAAGACAGGCGACGGTTTGCCCGCCATGGGAGGCACGAACAACGGACCGAGCATAAACAACAAAAAGAAACCAAGCTTCTTTGACTATGTCGAGGCAGCGCGGTAAGATAGAGGTAGAGTTTTCACCGCAGCGAGGCGATAGGCAACGGAAGTTTCGTAAAGAAAGACATAGGTTAAATCATTCATGTATAAAAAAATTGAAAGAAAATGGCTGGAGAAGCAAACTTAACTCAGACCCTGAACAATGGGAGTGCGAACACTCCTACATCAGTAAACCCTACCATGGGTAACGGTACTGCCGGACTTCAGACCCAGGTTGGCGGTGCTCCTACCACCGTCTCTGGCGTACAGAACGCTTCCGGCGGTATGGGCGAACTTGTCATGCCCGAAATTGACAAGAGAATTTTTCTTTTTGAGAGAGACCAGAACGCACTGATGCAGCTGATGCTGATGGCGAAGCGAGTGAACATCAACTCCATGGAGTTGAAGCACTATGCCATCGACCAGGGCACTCCTATTGTCACTGTGTCGAGTGCAAGTGGAAACATCATAACGTTGGTGAACGCCGACAAGGGCAAGGTTCGCGCCTATGACGTCCTGATGGTGAAAGGAGTGAAAGGTTATGACTATGTTACCGGAACCGGCAACGTCATCTCCCGTCGTCCCTTGCAGCTCTTCGTCAAGAGCGTCAACAGCGACGACACCATCACCTGTGTGGCCACCAACGGTGTGATGCAAGCCGCCACCGACCAGTACGGCACCCTGCCCACCTCTACGAGTCCCGTAGCCAACAACACCAACATCATAGTCGCAGGCACCAAGCTGGTGCGAATGTCGAACGCCATGTACGAGACGCAGAAGTTTGTTGACCCCAACACCGTCATTCCCGTACCTGACATACTGTACCTGCAGAAGCGAGGTATGACAAGCATTGTGTCGAAGTACCTTGCCGACCAGAAGATGGAAATCCCATACGAAGAAGCGGTTAAGGCAGAAGCCCAACTTCGTGAGTTCAAGGCAGCCGGCAACCGCACCCTGTTAATCTCGCAGCAGAGCAAGATTATGCTTCGTTCCTCGATGGGCGACGACCAGTGGGATCACATGACCAACGGTGTACGATGGCAGGTGAAGCGTGAGGTGAAGCATCACGGCAGCTGGACCTTCGAAGACGTGATGGCCCTGGTGAAGTTGTTCTATGGTGGAGCCGACAAGCCCAAGAGTGGTATCTGGCTGGTTGGTGAGAACCTAGGCTTGGCCCTGCAGCTCATCGACTGGACCAGTCACCCCGAGGTGAATATGATGCCCTACACCAACGAGACTCTTGGTTGGAAGGTCACCAAGTTCTCCTGCCTCTTTGGCGAGATTCAAATCAAGCTCGAAGAGACCCTCAACGACTGCGGCTATGCCAACAGCGGTATCATCATCGGCGAAGACCGCCTTGTCCACTACGTACGTAGAGGCGAGAGCAACTACACCGAAGAGGTGATTGGTGAAGAGGCTACCCGCAACTGTGTGTTGGTCAGCGACGCACTCGGCCTGAAGGGCAACTGCCACATTTGGGTAGATGGTGACGATGACGACGACGACACCGCACCCAATGCCGACGAGTTCCGTCTGTGGGGTGAAAGCACTGCACCCACATCCTCAGACCTTGAGGACGGTGTGATTTATGTGTTTTCCAACGCCATGACGCTGACCGTCACCAGTGGTGGTACCACCGTCCAGACCGTCACCGTTGATGCAGGCGATTCCTACAAGTATTCGTCAAGTGCCAACAGCAACGCTGGCGGTTGGACCAAGTTCTATGGTCCCATAACAGCAGAATGAGAGATAAGGTAACATAGAAAAACAACAGTAGGGGCGGACGTGAATAAAAAACCGTCCGTCCCTACTGTTGTTTACAAACAAAATTACTATAATAGACATGAAAGTAAAGACATACGGAGTCAAAGGGCTCACAGAATGGCACGGAAAAGTCAAAGCTGGAACCATATATGTGTCGGTATCCTTCACTGGCGGAACAGCGTCTCCGAGTGGAGCGCAGCCAGCATACTTTGTCACCAAAGACCCCATCACGCAGTTTGTAATCGAGCACTCGAAAGAGTTCCTGAGTGGGTTCATCTTCCTCAGCATGGAGCAAGAGCTGCCCGGGGAGCATCGTCGCATGGCAATGCCTAAGGCGGTGTCAAAAACTGCTGCTAACGCAGAAGGCACCACGGCAGATGAGGCTGTGGAGCCAGCCGATGTATCGGCAGGAACGGAACAAGCAGAAACCGAACATGTAGTAGCGACCGTGCAGACCATCGAGGTGTCGTGCAGAGCCGATGCCATTGAGTGGCTGAAAGAGCACAATCCCGACAAAGGTTACAACGGCAGCACCCTTAGAAGCAAGGATGCCTTTGCGGCAGCCTGCCAGGAGAGCGGCGTAGAGTTCATCATCGCTAACGCATAATCATTCGTTCTGTCATGATATTCACGATAGAACGAATAACGGAAGATGTGCGCGTCTGCATGGATCAAGACAGGTCCAGCGTCGCGCTCTTTGCCGAAGGAGACGAAGAGACGCTCAATCTCGATGCGGTCATCAAGTCGAAGATATTAGAGAGTGTGCGCAGTGTACACCTATCCGCTCCGTACCACAAGTTAGACGTAGGTCACAACTTTGGAGACGACGAGACGGACGGAGCCATCGCCATCAGTTGGGGCAGTGGAGACTTCCAGTACACCGGATGGGTAAAGGTGCCTGACGACTTTCTTCGGTTGGTGGTGTTTGATATGAGTGACTGGGAGCGGCCCGTGTACCAGCTCATCAGCACGAGCGACCCCGAGTATGCGAAGCAGCGCAGCAGGACAGCAGGCGTGCGAGGGACAGCACAGCGACCCGTGTGTGCCTTGGGCATGCGGACGACGGGGCGAGTGTTGGAGTTCTACACATGCAAGAGCAGTAATGCGACGGTCACGAAAGCCGTGTACATACCGCAGCCAGAGATAGACAGCAACAACGGCGTAGAGATAAGTGAGCAGTGCTATGAGGCAGTGGTGTATACAGTGGCAGGGATGACGTTGTTTAGCTGCGGAGAGAGTGAGTTATCGAAACAATATTTAGAAACCGCAAAAACATTATTAAGCAATGAGTAACACAACAAGTGGAGTCAGCATAACGCAGTTGCCAGGTGATGTTGAAGTGGGAAGAAATATCGACATTGGCGGCAAGGCTACCATAGCAGGTAGTGCCACCATAAGCGGCGGACTGAAAGTCACAGGATGGCTGGAAGCCGTGAACATCAAAGGTCCCAACAAAGGCATCTTTTTGGACGTAGCGTCATTGCGGAGCACCTATCCCACGCCACAAGACGGTTGGTTTGCAGGAGTAGGAGCCTCTACCCCATTCACAGCCTATATAGGCAGTGGAGGCGCATGGGTAGCGACAGGCGGCACCATTCAGGTGACCGTCGACATGAGCGAGTACACTGCTGGCGTAGAGAATCTGACCAACGAGATTGATGCCATCAAAGGTACAGGCTATGTGTCTGGAACGACCTTGAAAGGGTTAAAAGACAGCGTAGACAATCACACCCAGCAGTTGACATCGCAGAGTGCGACATTGACGACCACGACGGCGAAAGCCAACCTGGCTGCAGATGTGTCGAAACAGGCGCGAGAGATACCGACGGCCTTCTTTGCCGGCATATTGGAGAGTGCCACCATCACCGACAGCGAATGTCCGACCACCATCAGTGAGGCGAACCTACGCAACAGCATCTACTATGTGAGCATCGTGCATAAGTTCGTATGCCTCAGCAACGGCAGTTACTACACCGGCTGGAACGACGGAGGCGAAGAAGCCTACATGAACGAGTCGGACACTGCTCCCTTGCTGAACAAGCTATATGCGAAAAGCAACGGACAGCTGTACTATGTAGCCTACGAGAACAGCGTCTACACGTTGACCCCCATTATGGTAGATCTGACGAGCATCACGAGTCAGCTTGCCACACTGACCAGTGGACTGGCGACAGCCAAGGAGACGGCAGGAGCCGCATCCTTGCTGGCCGGAGCAAGTCATTTCAATGGTGTGGTGGAAGACGAAACCGATGTCGAGACAGGAAGTGCCTCCATCGTAGCTGCGAAAGTATATTACCTAAGCACGTTGGGCTATTTTGTAGCTAAGCAAGTTGACAGCGACACCTACTACGACAAGTGGAATGGATGTTGCAAATACAACGACACCATCAACGGCATCCTCGACAAGCTGTATATAGACGACAGTTCGAACAGACTGTACCATCGTGATACAGAAGGAGAGTTAGTAGACAGCAAAGTTGACCTGTCGGGCGTTCAGTCGCAGATTGCCTCGTTGTCCACCAACACCGCCGCCACGATGGCACCGAGACTGTTCGTTAATGCCATGAAGTTGTTGAGTGTGAGTACGACCACCGACCTATCGTCGGTGCGAACCGCCATTGCGTTACGCAGTGATGTGGCGTTGTACCAGGTAGAGGGAGCCGTGTTCACATTCAAGACCGTGAGTGGATGGGAAAGCTACCAGTACACCGGCGGAACGTGGACGAGCGACACCAACTGGAATAAATTCGGCGGCAGTGCCAGCGTTGGCAACTGCTACAACGTCACCAACGACGTACCGCTGGCACAAGGCTACTACACGTTGAGCGAAGCCATTGATGCAGCCTGGGTGAAAGGCTATACCACGGTAGGTATACAGCTAACCTTCTCCATAGCGTCGCAGTCGTGGAAGACCTATCAGTATGTAGGAGCAAACTCGACAGAAGTCAACTTTAAGAACAGCGACAACTGGATAGACCTTGCCGGTATGAGTGCCGGTTCTGAGACGCTCATCAACATCAACTCGTTGGTGGCTAATGCCAATGTCTATTCCTCGTTTGGACAGGCCTTGTCCGCGTTGACCGCCTACAGCACCGCCAAAGGCATCACCTATGCCAAGAGTGGTTTGGTAGTCACCTACAAGAGTGGCCAGCGAACCTGGAGCACCAAGCAGTACAAAGGCGACACCGTTGCCGAGTTCACCGACGAGACCCTGTGGCAAGACTTCGGCAGTGCCAGTTCCGGCAGCACCGTAGAGACCAGCGACGAACCCGAAGAAGACGGCACCGATGCTTTCTCCACCGGAGGAGCATACGAGAACATCCCCACCGAGATAGCTGTAGATTCCGATACAGCAGGCGTTGTCAAGTTGCAGTTGAAGAATGCCGGAGGTGAAGCCATTGGCAACGAAGTGCAGTTCAGTGTAGGCACCGGCAGTGGCAGCAGCACAGGAGGTACCATTGTAGCCATAGCATTCCAAAGTTCGCCCTTATATGGAGCGTTAGGCAGTGCACTGAAAATCAGAGCCGCCATTCGTTCCGTCACCACGGTAGGCACATCTGAGCAGGACAACACAATAGCCACCGTGGCGTTGTACGACCGCGACACCAACACCCTTTTGGAGACCTTGAATTTCAACAGAGCGTCGTCGGTCAGCATGACCAACTACACCTTCAGCATTGACGTATCGGACTACTTCACCGTAGCCGGAGCGAGACGTTTCAAGTTGGTGGCCACCGACGACGGAGGCAACACCGGTTCGAGAAACATCAACGTGACAGCCGTCGACGTAACCGTGAGCAGAACCCAGACGTTGCAATACACCGACAGCAGCGTTTTCCAGCTAGGAGGCGGTTCGAAGAGCGTGTCGATGTACCGCTTTGCCAACAACGCCAGCGACCAAGGTATCACCGCCATTGTAGAGATATACCTCAACGGCAGTTGGCAGGAGCTGGAGCGACAGATAGTGCGCGACACCTACTCCAACAATATCACTCTCAACCCGAGCAGCTGTTTAGGGCAGACGCTGACCCACGGCGTATATCCCATCCGAGTACATGGTGTAGACATCGCCTCCAGTGTGGTAGGCAACTACCTATACACCGGAGTCTTCGTTGTCGACTCCAGCAATACCACCCCGTTGGTCGTGATGCAGTGGTTCAGTGACAGCGTGAACGGCAGCGTGCAGTTGTATGAGAGCCTCGAGGTGACCTATGCAGTGTACGACCCCAGCACAACGGCACCCACCGCCACCGCCTATTTAGACAACGTAGCCATGACAACCCACACCGCCTATCGTTCGTCCACCTACACCTTCACCCACCAGGTGACCGGCGTAGTGAGTGACGGCACCGTGAGTCAGGTAGTGAAAGTCGGCTGCGGTACCTCGTACAGCAACGAAGCCAGCTTTGTTGTGAGTGGTTCCGTCATTGATGCGACGTTGAAGAGTGGAGCCATCTATGCCTTTGACTTTGCCAACCGCAACAACAGCGAGACAAGCCATGCCATCGCCAGTGGCAGCTATGCCATCACCCCGAGTGGCATGAACTGGAGCACCAACGGCTTTGTGCCGATGACGACCGGAGGTGAGATGGCACTGCGCATTGCCGAAGATGCCACCGCCACGTTGAACCATCAGCCCTTTGCCAACACAGACATTGAGAGCAACGGCCTAGGCATCCAGTTTGCCTTTGCAGCTAAGAACCTTGTAGATGACGACACCAAGTTGATACAATGCTACAACGAAGGCGTAGGCGCAGGCTTCTATGTGACCGGCAAAGCCGTCGGAATCTACTGTTCGACCGGATTGAGCAACCACGTCGAAGAACGCTTCTACAAGCAAGGCGAGAAAGTGACCGTAGCCATCGTTGTAGAGCCCGCAGGCGTAGGCCTTGGACAGACGAGAAGCAACGTGACCTACTACTTCATCAAGTTGTACCTGAACGGTGAGGAGGTAGCCGTGATAGGCTATGTATCCGGCCAGAGCAACCTCATCCAGAGTCAGAACATCAGCTTCAACGGTACCAACGGCGACCTCTACCTATATTATATGATAGCCTGGAACGACTACTTCCAGTTCGATCAAGCCTTCCAGAACTACCTAGTGAAACTGACCGACACCGAAGACATGGTAGAAGAGTACGACTTTGAGGACGTGATGGCCTCGCAGTCCGTCAACGAGTTAGGCGTGACGAGTGTGAAGTCGAGACCGCAGGCATCCTCTTTGGCGGCACAAGACATGCCATACGTCATCGAATGTCCGTACAACGGAAGCAATGTAGAGGCGTTGGACGAGACCACCTCGACCAGCACCAAGAACTACATCACCCTGTTCTACATTGACCCGAAGCGACCCTGGACCAACTTCCGCGCCGACGACGTGCAGCGAAGAAACCAAGGTACCACGTCCGCCCAGCGTCCCGTGAAAAATCCACGTTACTACCTTGCACAGAGCAAAGGCAGCACCTACGTGAAAGCCACGAATACCGGCGGCACCACCATCACGTTGCTGAACCCCGACAACACCACCGAGTTGGGACGCAGGGCCATTGCCTTGGCCGCCATCAACAAAGTGCAGTTGTTTGATGACAGCATCCCCGTGGACACTATCACCATCAAGGTAGACTATTCGGACAGCAGCAATGCCAACGACTGCGGCGTGTGCGACATGATGAACGCCACATTCCGCGCTGTCGGTTCGCAGTATCTGACCCCTGCTCAGCGAGCTTTTGACGGCACTTGGACGAAAGGCAGCATCACGTTGATAGGACTGCAGATGAATCACTCCACAGCCAACTTCCCGATAGCCATGTTCCGTTCGAAGGTGAGCACAGGCACGACCCCCTATTTCCATGCCAAAGGAAACTGGAAAGAGGACAAGAAAGAGCAGACCGCGTTGGGCTTCATCAACACCCCAGGCTACAACCTTGGCTGTCTGAACTACGGCGACTTTAAGGAGTTCTACGGCAACGAGAACGAGACCTTGGCACAAGAGAAGGCAAGATTCCTTGCCAGCAGCGGACTCAACACCACCGCCACCTACATCCTGACCCAGTACTGCGGCAGTTCGTACATCGTGATGAACTATGTAGGCGGAGCCTGGGCAGAGCAGACCGGCAGCATGGTACAGAATGCCAACGGCAGTTGGACAGTGACCGGCAGTGTGATGAACCCCGTTGACGGCTTCGAGCTGTTGAACTACCAAGGCATGGACTGGTTCAAAGGCGTGTCGTCCGTGGCAGACATGATGGCAGCAAGCACATCGTTCAGCAAGTGGGTTCAGTCGCTCATCGACGACGGCAGCATATCGGTAAATACCGTACCTGCATGGACCTACTACTTCGAGTCCATGTTGGACGACGCCGACCTTGCCATCGCATACGCTTTGGGCAAGAAAGTCCCGTACAACCTATATCGATGGATGAAGTTCTGCGACAGATGTGACTACGACACCTACGCAGGTAGCGATGCCGACGAAGGAGTCGCGAGACTCAATCTGTGGAAGAGCGACCTGTACAAGTATGCGTCGCCCCACTCCTGCTATGCCTACGACGTGTTCACCGACTACCTGGCAGCAGTAGACCAGCGAGCCAAGAACATGCAGCCCATGTGGTTCCTGGAAGACGGGTGCAAGGTAGTGAACGGCGTGTACTACAACGCCAGCAACGAAGCCAGCGACACCACCACCGGCATGCTGGCCATGAGGATGTATCTGAACAAAGTGTACGACTGCGACACCTGCAACGGCAAGGACAACGATGGTGGCCAGACCGTAGATGCAGAGGTTGACCCCAACAAGTTGCCCAACGAAGCCACCGGATATGTGAACCCCTACGCCGGATACAACAGCGTGTTGTTCCGCAACTGCTACCTGCAACAGACCGTCTATATTGATGGCAACAGCACCGAGCTGACGTTGAAGACCGTCGCATCGGCCATGCGCAGTTGCACTGCCACCGTCAACGGTGAGACCATCCACCCCTTCTCACCCGAAGGAGCGCAGTACTTCTTTGTGTCAGCACGCATCAAACGCTGGCCAAAGAGAGTGTCGTCATACGATGGTGAGCGCAAGTACATCGACTTCACCGGCACCACGGCCAACAACATATACTTCTATGCCCTGCAAGGCTTGGGACTTACCTCGTTGCCCGCATTCATCGACAGACGCTGGCGCATCCGTGACGGATTCTACGGAACCGGAGACTTCTTCAGTGGCGTGCTGTCGGGCCGTGTGAACTCTGCCAACGATGCCACCATCACCATCAAGGCAGCGAAGACCGGCTACTTTGGTATCGGCAACGACTCCAGTGGTTCGTTGAGTGAGAGCGTCTACCTGGAGGCAGGCGAAGAGCACACCTTCACCAACTTCTCGCACGAAGAAGGCGCACTGATCTACATCTACCAAGCCGACCGCATGAGCAAGATAGACCTGTCGCAGATTTCGTTGTCGTCGAACTTCGACTTCAGCGTGATGACCTTAACAGAGGAAATCATCCTTGGCGGAGCCAGCAGAACCAACATGACCATCGGCACCTACACCCCGTTGACTACGGTGAACCTTGGCGAGCTGCCGTTCCTGCGCGTGTTGAACATTCAGAACACCAACATCACCAACGTGGTGTGCAGTGGCTGTCCGAGAGTGCAGACGTTGAACGCAGCAGGCAGTCAGTTGGTGCGAGCCGACATTGCCGACGGCAGCAAGATAACCAGCATGGTGTTGCCCGCCACCTATCAGTATCTGAAGCTGCGGTACCTACCCAACCTGACGTTGACTGGATTGGTCATTGCCAATGCCGCCAGCATCACCACCATGATAGTGGAGCAGTGTACTAACATCGACCCGTTGACGATACTGAACAACATCGCCAGCAGCACGAACAGTGCGTTGCGTGTGGTGCGTGTCACCGGCATCAATGACACCAAGGACGGCAGCGAGCTGACCACGTTGAGTGGCTTGACCTTGACCGGACTTGATGCCAACCTCACCGCCCGGGCGACCCCCGCCATCGTAGGCAACTACACCCTATCTGTGTACACCGCCGAGGCGACACTGACGGCATGGCGGGCGCGGTTCCCCGATCTGACGATACGTCAGGCGCAGTTCACGATGATAGTTCAAGACGACAGCACGTCGGAGCGAGCCAACGTGAAGAACATAGACAACAACACCGGCTATGGCACCGACAACGACTACGCAGCGAGCGGACACATCAGCAAGATATTGGACGAACGCTGGCCCGTGCTGGCCATCCTTTCCAACAATACCATGCAGTGCAAGAAGCTGAGAAAGACCAACTATTCCCAGTTTGCCGACGGCACAACCGTCAACGTGAGCTACTATCTGAACAACGGGTACGATGCCTTCATGTATGAGCCGCACTACTGGTACAAAGGCATCAACGACTTCAAGAACCAGTTGAAGTACACCGCCTTCTCATCGTTGGCGAGCAGACCGTTGTCTACAGCAAACACCGTAAGACGGTCGTTGCTGTCGAGTCTGACACCAAGAGAAGGCATCGTGGTAGCCTATTCGGCCATCACCGTAGGAGAGAGCACGCTGGAGAGCAGTGGCGTGTTGACCACCCGTTCAGGCGGCTACAACACCTACGAGTTCGACGTAGAAGGCATGAAGCAGGTACGTTGGCCAGGCTTGAACAACAACTTGATAGGAGCCTGCTTCCTGAATGCGGCAGGTGTCATCATAGGCAAGTTCAACCTGAACATCAACGACATCATGTTTGACTTCGACGAGACCATCGGCGACTACGTGTTCACCACCGTACCCGACGGAGCGAAGACCTTTGTCTTCACCGCAAAGAACACCAACACCGGTTGTGAGGTGATAGCCGTAGACAGCAGTGAGGTAGAAGCCATCGAACCCGACTGGGTGGAGCACAAGGAATGCCTTGTAGCCATCTATGAATGTTCGGTGGACAACAGCAATCAGTTGCACTCTATGAGCGGACAGACCGTTAGAGTCGGCACCGGCACTCACATCACCTGGCACGGATGGGCATACAATGCCGACGGAACGTTGAACACCGACACCGCCAACGGAGGCAACATCCCGACGCAGAGCGACACCTTGAACTACACCTGCAAAGACTTCCAGAACCTTGCCTATATGCGAGGCGACGGCTACCAGCTGTTCGACTACGAGATGAGCAAAGACGTAGCCATGCTGACCTACGCCAAGTGCGGTGACCGTGATGGCCAGAGGAAGTTCGGCACCGGCAAGACGTCAGGCGGAAGCACCGGATACCTTGACAGCATAGGAGCAGCCGACAGTGCCTACAGCAGTGGTGGTGGCAACAAAGTGTTGGGTTATGAGAGCTTCATGTCCTGCACCTACGAGTGGATGGACCGTGTTGCGTTGAACGTCGTGTCGTACAAGAACGCCTTGAAGAACCTGATGGTCGGCGCATCGGGTGACCCCGTGAATGCCGTGTGGAACATCTACGACCCCGCCAGCGACAGCGAGCGTACCGTGCAAGGCACCACAACGAGTGGTCAGACCGTTGCGAGGACAAGACATGGCCGTTACTGCGACATCATCGCGTCGAAGTTCACAGGTGAGAGCAACTTTGCCAGCCACTACGCCGATGGTCAATACTACACAGGCTCCACCTGCCGGGTTGTTGGTCGTGCGGGCGTCAATGCGCACGCGGGTGGCGGTCTCGCTTATGCGTATGCGATCTTCGCTTCGTCGTACTCGAACACGAGCGGCGGGTCGCGGCTTGCCTTCAGACCATTGAACGGACAAACAATCACATTTGAAGAAGAAGATGAATAGACGTAAAAACGAAAAGACGGAAAGCGTCGCGGGCTGCCGGAGGGCAGTCCGCCCGCCGCCCGAATAGGATAACGGGTAGAAGGTCTCGTCTGCCGGGTTGTTGGTCGTGCGGGCAACAATGCGCACGCGGATGGCGGTCTCGCTTATGCGAATGCGATCTACGCTTCGTCGAACTCGAACACGAACAACGGGTCGCGGCTTGCAAACAATAAAGAAAGATGCCTAATCGTCCATATAGCATACCATCACGAGATGATGGACAGTCAAGGACGAGAGACCTGCACCCCAGCAACAGCGAGGGGGTTGAAAGACCCCATCGGAAAGCTGAAAAAAGAGAGATGCAAGTAGAGGTTGGTAGGACTTTTTAACGATAACGTTGACGATAACAGTTTCGAACATCTTGGGCTTGCGACATTGAAGGCAGTTTAGTTTAAAGTTGAAAGATAATAGTTAAAAGTTAAGTTGAAACGCTACGGCTACATCATAGAAGAGATAGTGCAATGGGGCAACTTGAACGAAGCCTTTGACATCGTTGTGCACGGAACGGAGCGCAAGCGGCTGAAAGAGGGACGTTGGCTGTTGGCGCACAGAGAAGAGTTTCTTAAGAGCGTAGCCGAAGAGATAAAGAGTGGCCATATAGACCTTGGAAAGTGGCACCCGAAAGACATTATAGAGAGAGGCAAGACGCGACACCTGCAAGTCTTCGACATGAAGACCCGCATCAAGGTGTCGGCGGTGATGATAGTGGTAGACAAATACCTGCGGAGACGCTTCATAAGGACGACAGCCAGCAGCATCAAAGGGCGAGGCGTGCACGACCTGAAGCAGTACATAGAGCGCGACCTGCGGCAGCCAGGCAGCGACATACGCTACTGGTACAAGTACGACATCAGGAAGTTCTACGACACCGTACAGCAAGAGCAAGTCAAGCGATGTGTGCGGAGCGTGTTCAAAGACAAGCGACTCATCAGCATCCTGGACCAGTTCATTGACGTGTTGCCCGACGGCATAGGCATGTCGATGGGCATGCGTTCGTCGCAAGGGTTGTGCAACCTGCTGCTGTCGGTAAACGTAGACCACGAGTTGAAAGACCTGATGGGTGTTGGGCATGACTACCGCTACTGCGATGATGGCGTAGCCGGAGTGGGCAACAAGAAAGAGCTATGGAAGGTGCGTGACAGCGTACACCAGCATATAGCGGAGATAGGGCAGACGGTGAAGCCAGGTGAGCGCGTGTTCCCCGTAGAGGAAGGCATAGACTTTCTGGGCTACGTCATCTATCCGAGTCATACGCTGATGCGTAAGAACGTGAAGCAAGCCTATGCAAAGAAATTGCACAAAGTGAAGAGCCGTAGGAGGAGGGCAGAGTTGATAGCCTCGTTCTACGGCATGGCCAAGCACGGCAACTGTCTGCACCTGATGCAGACGTTGATGACACCGAGCGAGTACAACTACTATAGAAAGAAGATTATGAAAGATTTTGGCAAAGCGAGATGCAGTCAGGCGGTGAACCCTGACGGAAAGAAGAATTTCAGAGGAATGAAGGTGAGTGGGCGCGAGCTCAACCGCCAGCCGTTTATCGTCCTGGACTACGAGACCGGAGTCGTGGCCAAGGAAGACCGCGAGCGATACGAGGCGATGGTAGCCGAATCCATCCACAACGGCAAAGATGTGGAGACGGTGCCGAAGCCGCGAGAGAAATACCTTGTCAGTGTCGTGTTCCAGAACCAGCTGAGGAAGCTGTGGACCGGCGACAAGAGCATGTGGAAAGAGTTAGACGACCGGAGAGCCGAGGGAGGGTTGCCCTTCTTTTGTTCGCTGGATGCAGACTACAGCGGGCCCTGTCCGCGCTACACGTTAATATCGGCGACGGAGATAGGTTTTCCGATGCCGACAGAGCAAGAAATCAAAAGACTGAATGTTTCACTAAATATTAATATACCTTTATGAAGACAAACGGATTTGAAAAACACTATGACGGCTCGGAGGAGCCGAGGAACCTGTTGATCGTCAATTCAGAGCGCGAGAGTGTGTTGTTCTATGGCCAAGGTAGCGACGAGTTAGGCGGATACCGATGGAAGAAAGAGTACGACCACCGACCCACCCTGGCGGAGATCAAGGCCGACATCGAGACATTAGTAAACGAGAAAGTATCTAAGAAGATACTGGAAGGAATGGAGTACGAAGGAATTAGCGTGTGGCTGAGTTCGGAGAACCAGCTGAACTTCATGAGTGCGGTGAGTGTGCCGGTGCGGTTCAAGGTAGGCGAGACGGCAGAGGGGCAGCCCGTGTACAAGACCTTTGAGACCGAGGAGGCGTTGACAACCTTCCAGCTGGCCGTATCGACGCACATCAACAAATGCCAGACAGCAGGCTGGGCAGAGAAAGACGGAGTAGATTATGAATGCTTTAATATCTGACAACCATGAGTAACGGAATCTTTGAAGGGGCAGAGAACATGATCGTAGTCGTCGTAGTGGCGATGTTGGTAGTTTTGCTGGCCATGATGTTAGACCTAGTCAGTGGTTTGTACAAGGCCAAGTTGCGGGGCGATACACGGTCCTCATGGTGCTTGAAGCGAACCTTGACGAAGTTCATCACCTACGAAGGCGGTATGCTGATAGCGGCAGGCGTAGACCTGCTGATACACCTGTCGAAGCTGGTGTATCTGTTCGGTTTGAACGTCATCGCCGGCGTTCCCGTCATCACCTGTATCGTTGGCGTGTTCCTTTTGGTAGTAGAGTTCATCAGCATGCGAGAGAATGCCGATCAGAAGACCAAGAAAGAGATGGTGAACACCGCCGAGCTGCTTGTCAAGATGCTACAGAACGACAACCTGAAAGAGCTGTTTGAAATAGCCATAGAGCAGCATAACAAAGAAAAGGAGGCAGCACAATGAAGACACCGCGTTCGGCACCCTGTTGATGAGCATAGGATGTATATCCGGCATGGAGTTCAAGGTCTGCCACCAACAGCTACGGCAATGCGAGCAAGCCGCTCCGATAGTGGGACTGGGCTGCATGGGACTGGCTGGACTGTCAGGCAGGGTTCATCGGAGTCGTGTTAGCGACCGTGATCATATAATAAAACACCTAATAATCATAAAATGAAAATTAGATGAATCATTTTACCATTTCAGAACTTCTGAAGAGCGACACCGCCATCAAGAAAAAGATATGGAACGGTGCGAACAGAGAACAAGAAGACAACCTGACCGCGTTAGTGACCAGTGTGCTGGACCCGTTGCGAGAGCGATTTGGCAAGACCATCTATGTTAGCAGCGGCTTCCGATGCGAGAAAGTGAACCGCAGCGTGAACGGCGAGACATCGAGCCAGCACATGAGAGGCGAGGCTGCCGACATCTACGCCATGAGTGGCAAGCAGGTAGACAAGGCACTGAACAAAGAGCTGGGACGGCTTATCATTCTCAACGGCAGCTTTGACCAGGTCATCTTTGAGAATGTAGGCAAAAACGACCTCAATCCCGAGTGGATTCATGTGTCGTGGAAGCGCAAAGGCGACAACCGCCGCGAGATACGCAAGAAAGTGAAAGGCGTGGTGGGTTATCCCATAGTTGACAAGAAGGAGGTGTTAGGATGAAGAGAGTCACCATGACTTTTCTGACCATAGTAGGAGTCGTACTGCTGGCCTATAGTGCCAGCAGTTGCTCCGGTCAGAAGAGGCTCACCCAGGTGGAGTACATCCACGACACCACCATCATGACGACCATAGCATACGACTCCATAGACCGCTGGCACACCCACTACGAGTATGTAGCCGGAGACACCATCCGATGTGTAGACACCTTCTATTGCGACCGCTGGCACCAGTTGCGTGACACCACGAAGCTGGTAGAAGTGCAGTATCGCGACGTAGAGCGAGAGGTGGCCGTAGAGAAAGAGTTGACCTTGTGGCAGCAGTGCAAGATGAAATGTTTTTGGCTGCTGTTAGCAGGCGTTGCAGCCTATGTATTGTGGCGAACCCGTAAGAAGTGGGAGCAACTATTATCAAGATATTGATAGTATAATCAAAGAAAAAGAATGTGACACTCATGGAGATAACATTGACAATAAGTCAGTCGGCCGTATTGAGTGAGGTAGCGCAGACCACCAACTACACCGGAGCGAAGATGGAAGGTGACGGCACTGCGTATGACCGCATCAGCACCGTAGACGAAGACAGTCCGGAACTACAGCGGTTCTGGGACGAGAGTCGAGCCGAAGTGGCGCGGATAATGATGCGGCAGCTGGTGTCGGAAGTGATGGTCGGAGACAGTTACACGTTGAAGTTGAACGTTTCTGCATCCTTTGACACCGCATTGCAGCCAGGAATGCAGTTAGGCTTGTTTTCCTACTTTGTCCAGACGATAGTAGGGAAATGGTATGTGTACACCAACAAGAGAGAAGCCGAAGAGTTTATAGGGCGCGGGAAGCAGAGCTTGGAAGAAGTCAAAGAGAAGAGTTTTTTCAAGAAGTTGCCCACCCGCCCGACGTATAGTTAACAACATAAAAAACAGTAGATAAATGCCAACTACACAAACACTAACTGTGACCATTCAGACCAAAGAGCTGAAGTTCGCCATCATGAACAAGACCCATGTGACAGCACGCAGTCTGCTGGCAGCTGGTGCCATAAACTATGAGGCCGCTGCGCACATGCAGGCCAGCGAAGACACCGAGAACTCATACGAGTTGATTCGAGCCATCAACGATGCGATAGCAGAGGTGAAGGTAGAGCTTGGAGAGTATCTGAACGAGACGACAACGACGACAAACAACCTTATCCAAAGTGCTGTTGAGAACGGGAATGCCGTGACGTTGAACTTCAATCTGCCGACCAACTTCAACAGTGCCGCCGCCGATGCGCTGGGAGCAGGGATTCACGAGTTCATCGTTGGACGAAGCATATATGCCTGGTACAGACAGACCAACATGGCCATAGCAGATGCCTGCAACTTAGATGCAGAAGCGTCGTTAGACCGCACCAAGAAAGCGTTGTACAAGCGCAGTCGGCCGGCCCGTCCCACCTACAATTCATAAAAGATGAGTACGGTAGAAGAATTTCAGCCGGTAGTTACATCGGGTACTACAGAGCCGACGGTGGCCGAGACAGCCATTATAGATACTGGAGCTGTAGTGTTGAAGTTCAAGCGTCAGCAGTTGCTGTACGACATAAATAACTACGCCTATATCGAGTCAGACCTCATAGGCGACGACAACCAGCATGCCAAGCATGTAACCGCCGACATAGGAGCCGAGGGCAATATAGACCGAGTGAGCAGGATACTATCGCTGGTCCATTGTCAAGTGATAGAGAAGCTCTATCCATGGACCAAGCGAGCCCCCGTTACGGAAGAGATAAGCGACGAGTTGGAAGAGCCAGACGAATACGTCATAGAGCTGACCGTACCCGAATGGGTTAGCCGGACCACATTGCAACTGCTGTCGCGGCTGATACATGAATACATGGTATATCGAGCGTTGTCGGACTGGTTGAGCATTAGCAATGCCAAGGCCAGTGCCAACTGGCTTATGAAAGCCAACGAGGCAGCCTCAGAGATAGAGCGGACCAAGATAAAGCACAGACACGCGCTGATGCGGAAGATAGGTCCGTTTTAAGAAATACCCGCCGTTTGAGGCAGGTGCTAACCCGACAAGGAAAGAGGCCGACAGGTGATGCTGCGGCCTCTTCGTTGTTTATAGTATGGTGAAACGTCAGACAAGTTTGCCCGTGTTGCGTTGTGTGAACTCAATAGAGACCCCTGACAGCGACTTGCCGTCGGTGAGCGACGCAACGGCTGCGATGCGGAAATACTTGTAAGGCGAGCCGTGCAAGTTGCGGATGGCATGAGATGTGCTTGTAGCGATGAGGTGCCATGAGTAGAGGTCGCGGGAGCCATAGAGCAGCGTCTTCACGTCGCCCTTCTGGAAGATGCCGCGTTGGATGAGTGTGTGAACAGACTTCATCACATCGTGGCTGTCGAGCTTGAGCGGACGCGTGATGAGCAGGCCCATGCAGACCGTCTCGTCGGTGTCGGAGAACGACACCAGCTTGTTGGACTGAGCCATGGCCAGTGCATCCGGGTAGGAGTTGAGAGCTGAGATGAGTTGAGAGAACATCATGCCCCAGCTTTTTGACTTGAGCGAATAGACGTATGAATAAGAGTAGGAAGTGTTGAAGACGATGATGTGCTGGTGTACATAGTCGTAGATAAGGCGAGCGTGCTGTAGGAAGGTTAGGAACGGCTGTGTAGGCAGGCAGGTGTCGGAGGAGTGACCGAGTAGCGTATGGAGGTCGGAGGCATGAGACAGCGACAGCACGTTGAACGGATGTTCAGAAGCTATGGAGTCCGTGATGCATGACGTTTCCGAGCCCTGGATGAGCATCAGTCCACGGTCGGAGGCGAATATGACTGCGTTGTCGAGTTGGGTGATACTGTCGGAGTTGATACACACGTCGCGGGTGATAGGCTGACGAGCGGAGAAGGTCCCCGATTCGGACACCTCGAGAGCCCACACGCCGTCGGAGCAGAAGGCATAGAGCGGGAACATTCCGAACTGACCTTGCGAGAGAGCCTTGGCGGCGGAGGATATGCCCAGGATAGTGCCGGTGCCGATGGTGGTAATACCAGTAGCAGGAAATAGGAATGGGTTGTTGATTTCGGAAGTGTAGAGCTTGTTAGGGAGTGATACCATACGGTCGTTCGTGATAGAAGGAATAGTGTCGTCAGGCAACACCGAGTTCCATCCAGAGAAAAAAACCACACCGTTGAGAGTCAAGTGCCTTTCAAGATTGATTGTTTTCACAGAGATTGTTTCCGGAGAAGTAGATGTATCTTTAACTACTAATACGGCTTTTTCTGCATTGGAATTTGGATAGAAGAAATATACAAACGGAGTTGATGTGCTTAGAATTTGAGATACAGGGCTTTGCATCACAATACTCTTTCCGTTCTGTTTGACAGTCACATATATTGATGTTTCTTTGTTACCGGTCGTAGTGTAATAACCGGTTCCAGAAGTCATATTGTAGTGATATATTTGTGCGCCACTATTACAGAACGGGACTACAGTCGCAGGGTTGGAAGGTAAAGATAGAATTTTATTAATGTTGGCTAAATTAAGACGACTATTATACGTCTTCGAAAAATATGGTACAAGAGTGTCGTGAGAGTCATAGTCTTCAGTCATCTGTTCTCGAGTCACAAGAGCCTCTAAATAATCTTCTGATATTTCAATCTTCGTCCTTGCTGTCTGTATATCCGACAGTTTTATTGATTTCAGTAAATAGAAAGACGAACAGTCTTTGATACTATTTACAATATCCTCGTCACTATGAGATGGCAGAATAACACGCACAGTCGGAACGCTGCTAAATAGTAAATGTGGTACATTGGTTTTTCTGTAGCAAAATTGCGGTGGCACAGGATAATTAAAGGGTTGGCCAGTATCGTTCACACCTGTAACGAGAGAGACGGTGTATTCATCGTCGAAAGAGTTCTTGTAAATATAACCGTCAATAATAGCTGATTCTGATTGATCATAGGTATAGAACGGAGCGGAAATGAAAATATCAACAGATTTAACAATATCATCCCAATATCTCAATGATGATAGTGCATTGCTGTCGAGACAAGCATAGTCGAGGTCGCAAACCAAGGCTGCGACAGAAAAAGATACAGATTCGAGATATTCCGTCCCATTCTGACTTGTACCATTCGTATGACCTGTAATATACACCTGAGGTGTTATTCCTGTAGAAGTCATCATTAAAGCAGGAGCAGAATGCATTACTATAGAGCCATCATATAGACGGAATGCGTATCTAACGAGGAATGGAAATATAAACTTTCCATTATGTGTAGCCTCGCTTGCTATAAATTTATTCACCACACCGAGGCAAGCATCACTTAATTCTTTAACTTGATTATAACAAGATTCATACTCACTCCCAGCGGTGTATTTATGATAGAAATACACTTTAGGATTTTCTACAGTAGGGAGATGTGTGGCACCCCTATTTTCATGATTGTTGAAAAGAGTGCCTCCGCTTTGTACTTTGGGTGTGGCTTGGAGGCCGAAAGAGATAGGCAGTTCGGGGATGTGGTTGCCGAGGAACTGATAGCTGGCATCTTTCCAGAGAAAGTAGAACACGCCGTCGTTGGTGAGGAGGAAAAGCGTGTTGCCGATAGCGTTTACCTGGTGGATGGACAGCGAGCTAGCGTAGCCGTATAACCAGGAGAGCGTCGTGTAGGTGCCGCTGGCAGACTCGAAACTGGAGGCGGTGATTGCATCACCGGAGGCGTGAGGTGCTGTGAAGCGGATGTAGCCTAATTCGGGATGAAGGACGATGTCGCCCACAGCATAGGCCCATCCTTGGTTGAATTCGCGGACGATAGAGCCGGAAGCGTCGTTTTTGTCGATCCAATAGATGTTGCGATGAATCTCGTCGATGGCAATGTAGTGAGTGAAGTTAGAAGTCTTGTGTATAAAGACGAACTTGCAGTTGGTAGGTAGCGTGCAGACGACGGAAGGTTGGAAGAGCGGTTTGAGCTGACTGTCTTCTGATATGAGGTTGAGAGCCATGGTGAGGTCGCCGTCGGGGGACTCGTAGTCGGACGGTACGGCCGTGTAGCCGCTGTAGGGAACTTCTTTAATCATTACTGAAATGTTTTTGTGTGCAAAGATACAGCTGATTGTTGGCTGCGGTTGTTTATGATGAGAAATCGTTAGGACGAGTAGTAGTTTTCGCGAAGGAGCTCCTCGTCGGCGAACGACCAGGACTGACGTTTGCCATTTTGTCGTTATTTTTCGTAAAGGTAACTGCTGCAACGGAAGCCCTTGCGAGGCTGGAACTGTTCGAAGGAGTGAGCAACGAAGTGCTCTTTCTTATTCACCCACCGTGCCATATCCTTCTGCCATTGTGGGATGGGACGGTGCTGGTTGTCGGGATCGCGGAACGGCTGAGCGTAGGCATAGACAGCGCAACGTTCGTGAGTCTCGCGCTGTTTCTGCATTCGTTCCCACCAATAGACGATGCGGTCGTAACATTCCTTCAGGTCGTCGGTCAACATAGTGTAGAGGAAAAATTGGCCGTGAAATCCGTAGCCTTCCAGCAGTGCGATGGCATGTTCGCACTCGTCAATCTGAGCGTGAGTATCGCAGCCAAAGCGGATGCGGTTGTTGTCGAGCCAGTGTATCTTAGCCAACAGTTGGGCGTTCTTACCAGTCACGAGGCGAGCGTCGAGAGCCTGGTTGAAGTCGACACGCAATTCGAGGTCGATAATTTTGTGGAGTTGTTCCATGCAGTAGTCTCCTGAGGCGAGGATGTTGTTGTCCATCAGCACCACCTTCTTGTTGCCGTTGGCGACACGTTCTATGTCCCAATAGGGGCGTATCGCGCCTTCCTTTCGAGGTACGACGCACCAATTGCATTTATTGGGGCATCCACGGGTGAGGAAGCCATAGGAGATGTTGGCAGGCACATTCGGGTATATAGAGAAGTCAGGTTGATGGTCGTCAATCTCCAGAGGGAGTGTGGATGTAAGGCTGTAGCCAGTACCGCCATACACCACCTCATGGGCGTTGATTGGGTATTCGTAATCGTTAGACCAGTTGAAGATCTTAGACACATACACCTTGTCGTAGTTGCCGCCGAACATCGGGTCGTACCACTCGACGGTATCACCTTGTTCTCGGTGGAAACCGGCAATCTTTGCCAGAGCGAGGTTAGGGTAGATAGTAGCACCACACTTCTTTTTCTTGGCATGGCAGTCGATGTCGATAAGGCCGACCTTCATTCTTTGCCTCCTTTTTCTGAGTTAATGTTAGCAGCTTCGAGAAGATGGTTATATTTGTAGACAAGGTCGTTGTATTCTTCGGCGTTCTTCATTGCTCTTGATTTTGTGTTCTTGCTTTGATAGTGGCACGGAGTTTCTCAATCGTCTCGAACGTCATGAGCTGTTGAGGGGTGAATTTGAGCACCACCCATCCCAGTTCGGCTGCGGCGTTGAACTTCTCCATGTCTTTGATATACCCTTGTGGTCTCACATGGCGACCTCTCATCCACACTCCACCGTCGCATTCGATGGCAATCTTCAGGTCGGGGAAGGCGTAGTCGAACCGCCATCTGCGTGTCTGGTGAAAGCGATATTCACGGACAGGAGTCCTACCGAGTTGCGACTTGCAGAAAACCGTGAAGATGTCGTGCGGCTCGGAGGCTGGCACCTGCGCCAAGGGTTTGCGTCTGCCATTTCCAGCCATCAGTAATCCTCCCCCTTTCCGAAACCATTTGCGTTCTTTTGGTTTTCTACAGCGCCAGACTCCCAGTAAAGTCCTTTGCAGTCGTAGATATTTCTAAATCGGACATACTGGAACGAGCCACCGATGAAGCAATTTCTCAGTTCGATGTGTGCGAGGTATCTTCGGCAGGTGCCTCTTCTCGGGCAGACGTTGCGGTATCCGTCCACGCCTTTACAGTGAGTGATGTCGTGGCTCATTCGGCACTCCTTTCCTTTTTCCTTCAGACGAACGGGGAATCCTGTCCGACCTTGTTTCTCAAGGTCGGTGTTGTCTTGATGATACTCGTTGTCAACGACCGTGTTGATGGTACTCATGCTTCGCCTCGCTTCTCGATTTTGAAAAAGTTGTTAACTTGGTAGGTGGTAGTGATGTGTCTCACCTCAATAGGAAGCTGACCGTCATAGTTCTTCCCATGTATGAGGATGTGACCATCGTATCTTTCTATCTCTTTGCCATTGTGCGACACGATTGTCTCTTCTTTCGTTTGCAGGATAAAATCTTCCATCTGAATACTCTTTTTCAAGTTTTTAGATTTCTTTTTTGACGTAGTAGCGCCTGCGGCTCATTGGCTGCCTGATTTCTTTGAGAACTCAACGATTTCAGACTTTTTTCTGCAACCGGCTTTTAGAGCATTGATAAAGGCGTCCCGACCGACTTCCTTGTATGTGGGAATGAAGGTGGACAGGACGAGGTCTGCTGGCTCGCCAGCCTCTATTCCCCTTCTACAGTAACCGACATAGTGCTTGCTGCTAGGTGAGGTGAGTTCTAAAATGGTAATTCCGTGCTTGTTAACAACCATATATTTACCATACTCGGTGTAGATGCGGCCATAGAGACGTGCTATGGAGTACGGGGAGTTCGCCCAGCAGCCCTCTTCCATGAGTATTGGCTTTTTTTCGTTCATTCTTGACCTCCTCCCTCTATTTCGACATCGATGCGCTTGAAAGCTTCATTCATGCCGATGCCGTAGGCGTTGCAGATGTCTTTCATCGCCATGTCGTAGCCGCTTCGCCATGCCATAGCGAGCGAGTCTACCAGTTGTTCGTTGATGCCAATTTGGTTCATTGCGTGGTACAAGGAGCGTGCATACAGGCTGTTCGCTCCGTTCCTTCGTTTTTCTTCATTCATGGTTTGTTGATTTTAGTTTTGCAAATTCTTCCAGCCTTGCCAGTGCGATGCCGAGAGCCATAGAGCGTCTGCTTCCGAGGTATATGGAGCGGAGTTCGACAAGTTGCTGCTTGACCTCATCGTCCGTCATCTGCTCTCCAGGAGATACGGCTTTGTACGGCTCGTAGGCTCCGCACTCGGCTATGATTTCTTCGGCTGTCATTTCAGATTTTTGACTGAATTTTTACGGCTTTCTGTTAGTATGGCGGTTCGTAATGGAACACATCACGGGCAGCGGGCTGCTGAGAAGCGTGTTCTTTTGCCGCCTGCTGGGCGTTTGCGGTCGGGGTGGACCAAGTACCCGCAGGAGGGTGAGAAAAGCCGTCTGCGGGGCTGTTTTGGTCTTTTCTCGGACTTGCGAGCAGCTGAACGTGGTCGGCGCTGCAATTCAGCGACGCGTCCACCGTGCCGTCATTGCGGGTGAACACCTTTGCGCTTGCACGCCCACGGACGAACACCTGCGTCCCCTTCTTGAGGTACTGGGCGAGGTTGCCGCCCTCGCCCCTGATGGGCTTCAGGCAGGAGATGTAGGTTGTCTTCTCGCGCTTCACTCCGTCAGCGCCAGTGTAGGATTGGTTTTCTGCGACGCTGAAAGACAGGAACGACTTTCCGTTCCAGTCTTTGATTGCGGCATCCGATGTTAGGTTGCCGATGATTGCGATTTCTAACATATCGTGGGGTTTTAGAATTTTCGATCCTTGTCTGTCTTGGTTTAGTAGGGCACTTCGCCGTCGTGCGCAAACTCCGTTCCGAAGCCGGGGTTCGGTTCGTCAAACTCCAGCCGTGCGGCTTCCATAGCCGCATTCTCTGCGGCGCTGAGAGCCTTGGACAGGTGGTTGCAGTTGTCAAACTCCACCGGGCAGCCAGCCGAATAGGGGACATACCTGCCGTTGGTGGGGTTGTACTTCATGGATGCGACGCCCTTTCGTCCGAGGTGTTTGAAACGCACCTTGAGGACGTGGATCTCCACATAATCGTCGCAACCAAAAATTCGATGGACGCTGATTCCGTAGTCCGCCTTGTTGTGGAAGTGGGCTGACCCGCTGATGTTGTATAGGTCGGGCGCCTCATATAAGCCGTCCTTGTTTTTGGACAGCTTTGTCGGGTGCGCCACGAGGAAGATGATGATGTCGTTGCGCTTGGCAAAGGACTTCATCTTTGACAGCAGTTTCGACACATAGTCGGTCTCGCTGCTGCCGTGGTCATCCTCAAGGTAGTTGTACGGGTCAATGACCAGTCCGTTGATGCCGTTCCTTCGCACCAGCGACTGCGCCTTCTCGAAGATGGTGTCCGTGAGAAATTCATCAGGCGGGCTAATGAAGAAAAAGTTGCTCGCCAGGTGTTTCTTTGCGCAGGCATATTCTCCGTAGGGCATGGTGTCCTTGCCGAACCGCTTGCCTACAAATTTTTCGATGAGCTTCGAGGCGTGGAACTCCAACGGGGCGTTTTCTGGCGAGAAATAGGCGAACTTCCATCCGTAGCGGAGGTTGAGCCTGTATATCATCTCGTCAAGCCATTCGGACTTTCCGTGATTGGGGATGCCCGTCACTATCGCCAGCATGCCTGTCACGAAGGAACAGAACTTGTCGAAGTTCTCGTGGCCTATTGTCGCGCCCTTCTGCAGGCCTGTCTGATAAAGGACGTCCAATTTCGGCTCAAAGTCCTCCACGGTGAACACGCCCTCGACCCGAACCTCTTTTGCCGAATTAAGGGCATTTCTGAGCGATTCCGGGCCATATTTCACCAAGTGTTCGTTGGCATCCTTGCAGCCGTCGCCGTATTCGACAACCCGGCACCTGTCGGCGCCGAACCTGCGGAGCAGCTCGTTTTTCAGCACCTCGCCCTTGGTGTCCGAGTCGGTAGCCACATAGATGACCTCCTTGTCCTCGAAGTAGTCCTCCATGTAGTCGTCGAGGTATTCGAGGTTTGCGTTGGCTCCGTTCGGCACGCTCACGACATTGTGGTGTCCGACCTCGTAGAACGAGAGAGCGTCCATTTCTCCCTCGGTGATGGTACAGGTCTTTTCGCCCTTTATGCCGTCGATGTTGTACGGGAGCAGCTCCGCGCCGCTGACCAGCTTGAAGCACTTGTCTCCCGTCCTGAATTTGGTGTTCACCAGCTCGCCATTGAGGTAGTAGTTAAACTGCACCGTGTTCGCCTCGCCCTCTTTCTGCGGCATCCATTCCATGCCCTCCGTCACCTTCATGGCGACGAGGGTCTCCCGGCTTATGCCGCGCCCGGCGAACCATGCCAGGGCTCTCGACTCCATCGGAGGCGTGGGCTTCGGCGTGGGCTTGCGGTACTCTTTCTTCTGCCGTTTCAGCGGGTGGGCGTTGAACCAAGCCTGATTTCTCTCCTGCTTCTCCCACACCTCCTCTTCGGCCACCGTGCCTTCCCAGCCGCAGTAGTGGCACTTGAACTGCCCTGTGGCGAGGTTGCAGGAAAGCGACCTGTCCTTCTTGTCGCGCCGCTGTTCGTGGCACTTTGGACAGAGGGTCTTGTAGTTTCCGCTGTATCGTCCCGACGGGACTTCGATTCTGTATTTTGACCAGTTGTTGATCATCGGTTTTATGTTTACATCACCCAGCTGTTGGATTCGGCACTCCAGCAGCAGCGCTCGTTTGGCCTCGGCATGGCGTTGTGCGGGACGGTGACTGTGCCGCTGCCGTAGGTGCGTGTGCCGTCCGGCCTCATGTACTCGCCGGCGCCGAGGAGGACGTTGGCGGGAGGCGGTGGCGTTGCCTGTTTCGCCTGTGCCTGTTCCCTGCGGTTGCGCTCCCAGGTGCGGATGGCGGCGCGCCAGTCCTTCATCTTGGCCTTGCCGACCACCCAGCCCTTGCTGTCGTAGTAGTCGAGGAACGCCTGAGCGTCGATGCCGTTGTCGCGCTCTTTGCAGTACGCCTCCACCTCTCGGAGTGTGGGGCGAACAAAACTTTCTTTTTCATTTTTCTTTTTTTCTTTTTCTTCTTTTTCTTCTTTATATTCTTTGTTTGGGTTCAAAGAGGGGTTCAAAGAGGGGTTCAAAGAGGGGTTCAAAGAGGGGTTCAAAGAGGGGTTCAAAGAGGGGTTCAACTCATAATTTTCGATGTCTTGATATTTCTCGTAATTACAGATAGTTATAATCGTGTAAGAGGGGTTCAAAGAGACCTTCACCATTCCGTCCTCTTTTAGTAGTCGTATGAATGCACGAACCGTGTTTTCCGCACATTTCCAGCGTTTTGAGAGGAACGCAACGGAGGCAATAAGCTGTCCCCTGTTGACCTGCACGAGCTTCTGCCCAACGAGGACTTTGTTGTCCTCCCAATTGGCAAGCATCAGCAAGTCGATCCACCAATAAGCCTTTATCGGGTCTTTCCATAGCCAGTGTTGCAATATACAACGGCCTATCTTGACCCACCCCTTGTTGTTATCATTCATATTGCCATTTTATGAAATTCCAAGTGACGGAGGCGACAACCCTTGCGACACTCTCTTCCATGCCGCCAGCGGTCAGCCTCGCCACCTGCTCGTCGATATATTCCTGCTCGTTCATAGGCTCATCATCGGGTCTGGTATCTCCACCCCGAGAAACTCTCTGCCGTAGTCTCGCAGCTTCTCGCAGTAGGCGGAAAAGGTCGTGGTGTCCATCTCCTTCGTGGAACTCGGTATCGTCACCACCTCCCCCGTCTGACGGTTCAGCACCTTCTTGTCAGAAAACAACTGCTTGAAGAACGTGTGAACCTGCTCATCTTCCGTGAACTCCCAGCCTTGTGCGTTCAAACCCTCACGTAGCAACGGATATATGCAGCCCCACAACCAAGCGTTTTGGTCGAGGGTCCGCTTCTTCCTCACTCTCGTGATGTCTATCTTGTACACTCCGTCCTTGGCACCCGAGAGCCAGTTGATGAGCGGGCGCAGGTCGAAACGACCTTCATCCTTGTGTAGGAGATACGTTTCCATTTTTTGAAACCATATTGTCCTATGCCTTCTCCATAAACCTCTTTGTATCATCCTTCCAGATTACCACTACTGGGAGGTGTGAGGTGTCGTAGATCTGATTGTGGTCGTAGGAGAAGAGGGCTAGGTCTATGCGCTTTTTCAGTCGGCAGATGTCGGAAGGAGAGTAGTTCTTGCGGAGGAGTTGATTACCAAGGCGAAACTCTCTGCAACCATTGCCCAAGGCTTCGATGAACATCATGAACGTGAGGTTGGGTTCGATAATCGGCTCCATGCTCGCCCAAGTGTAGAATCCCTGCTCTGAGAGGCGGCCGATGCTCTCTATGCGCTCTCGGTTGGTGCTGGCCCCTGGCTCGAGGTCGTCTCGTCCGGTCAAGGTGAATCCGATGCTGATTCGCTCCTTGCACTGAGGCGTACGGCTGAAGATGTCACCGAGCGTCTGCGCTCCGCCGGCGCACATTGTCAATACTCGCACATTGATTCCATATTGGGCAGTAAGACGCATACACGACGCGTTGAGGGAGATTGTCTCTGGAAGGCACGGGTCGCTGACGAAGGAGAAGAACAACTCATTGCCGTCTGCCATTATCTGCTCTCGGTACTTTTCTATCTCGTTTTTAAATCGCCACAATGCCCTTTGTTCGGGAGTCATCGACATCGTAACGTGATTCTCACCATTCTCTGCCACAGACATCTTCAGCCGTGGCACGTCTCCGCCCAATACATTTTTTGCAGGACCGTGACGGTTATAGCAATACGTGCACCTATTGGAGCATCCGTTGTACAGGTTGCATGCCCACGCTCCATATTCCCCGGCCTTGCCTTTTGGTTTGTAGATTATTGACATGATGGTTAGAATAATTTTAGTTGCTGTTGTTCCAACTTTATGCGCTCGTTTGCTTTCTGCCAGTAGTCGGTGTTCAACTCAAAGCCTATGAAGTTGCGCTTCTCGCGAATGCTAGCAATGGCGGTCGTTCCGCTGCCCATGCAGTTGTCAAGTATCAGGTCGCCCGGCTTGGAGTAAGACCTACACAACCATTGTAGCAACTCAACAGGTTTCTGTGTCGGATGTATCTGGTCCTGTCGTCTCCACTTCTGTGGATAGTCAAGGACTGTTGAAGGGTGTCTTGTTCCTTTATTCTCATGCTCAACACCGTGGATACCAAAACCAAGATTGTTTCTCTTGTTTGGTGTGAACTTTCTCTTGTATGGTGAACCATTCAACATCTGTGGTTCATAATATGCGCCTGGTTCACCAAACACAAGAATCATCTCGTGTTTTTTCATGGGCATATACTTAGCAGTAAAAGGGGAACCACATTTTGACTTCTTCCAAACCATATCATATCTGAACAACTTCTGATTTGATAAAGCAAGTCTGAATGCAAACAAACCCGAACCGAAAAGGATGATGTTTCCTTTCGGTTTTATGATTCGTTCATATTGTTCCCATAACTTATCAAATTGAATGGGAGAGTCCCAAGCACAGGAAGTCGTCCCATACGGCAAATCGCAGATGATTGCGTCCACCGTCCCATCGGGTATGCGTTGCATTCCGATGAGACAGTCCAAGTTGTATATCTTGTTGAGCTCAATTTCCATTTTTAGTGATTTTGTTTTTCGAATCGAGATTTGTCCGTTTTTTTCTTAAACCAGTCCCGAAGCTTATGATTCCCATCTTTTTGTTTGCGAGGGCAAGCGCCCTGTCCAGATGTTCCTCAAATTTTTTCTTGTGCCATCCTGCGAGCCTCATCTCCTCCTCCATCATGGCCGTCAGTTCTTCTTTTTTCCTTTTCATGGTCGGTTATTTTAATTTCAAGTTCGCACCGCTTGCCGGCCGGCGCCGCCTCTACATAGCGCACCGCGCCGGGATAGTTCTCGTCAACAACCTGCCCTGTAAATGGGCTGTAAAATATCTCTTTTTGATTTTTCATTTCAATTCTTAATTCTAAATTATTAATTCTTAATTAAAAGAGGCCTCCGTCCGCCTCCGCGGCCCTTTGGGCTTTGGCCTCCTACTCAAAACAAACACAAAATGCTTTCAAAAATCCGATTACTTTTTACGGCGCCTCCGAGCTTTGCGTATTTTGTATTCAAGACGCTCGATTATGCTATTAAACTTATTTACATAGTGTTCAGCACATTCGTTTGACAACATCGAAATCTGTTGGATGAGCACGAAGAACGCGTCCGCAAGCTCCTCCGCAATCTTCATTTCGTCGCCTCTTCCGTCCAGCTCGTGGTGAAGCTCCACCAGCAACTCCGACAACTCCTCGCACGCTTTAAGCGTCTGTGCTTTGCGACCAAAGGTATCAACTGCGGCCTTAGCCATAAGGTAAATATCTTTTTCTATAAATTTTGAAGATGACATAATTATAAATTATTAATTCTTAATTAAATATGAATTTCAAGATGAGCAGGGTCAGAACCAGCGCGTACACTGCGAATGCGGCAAGTGTACTAAACTCCCTTCTGTCTTCATCTTCCATCTATTCAATGATTTGGATTGAAACTACGTCTTTCAATGACGGAGTTATACCCGATCTATATGTGCAGGAACTTTTTTGTCCATTCTTTTTTACCTTGAGTAATTTAATTTTTGGTAGTTTGTCGTTATTTTCGCTGTAATCATAAAAGTAGAAGCCTTCTAAAAAGCCTACTACTTCTTCGTGTTTATCAACTAAAAAAGATTTACGAACTGATTTAACATTCACCTTCTTACCCATATATTTATCAAAGATTCTCTCGTATTGCTTGCAGAGTTCTTTACTAATATTATTAATCTCTTCGTATTTGTTTTTCTTCTGTTCTATGATTTCATTTAGTTCTTTGTATTTGTTATCGATTTCTATCTCTAAGGCTTCGATTTCTTTGTCTTTTATTTGTTCCATTGTTCTTTTTTTTGTTGTGAATAGCGCATGTAGGAGGAGCAGTCCCTCGGCTTGTCGGCAAACTGCTTCCTCATCGTGTCGGGGTGGAGTCCGCACAGGCAGATGCCTATGAAGTACTCCCCTGTTATCCTGCTTCTGCTGATGCCCTCGGTGTCCCGCTTGAAGTGGGCGCACTCGGAGCAGTATATTTTCGGTATTGCCGGCTGTGCCTTGGCTTTTCTCTTCATTTCATTTTCTTTTTGAAAGGCGGCAGGTGGCATTGGCTTACAATTCGACACCCGCCGCCATGTGGTTGGAAAATCTACCTTGCGGTATTCCCAGTGTTATTGATACGTTCGCCCATCAGGCGGTCGTTGATGATACCTTTGGCGTTATATTCTTTGAACCACTCGATGAAACGTTCCACCTGTCCACGGATGCGGTCCTCAAAGGAAGCCAGCGGGTCGGTATAGGTCTCGTTGTATAGTTGCAGTTCGACACAGGGATTGTCCTTAGTCTCTCCGGAGACCTTGCAGACCAGGAAGGTGAACTGCTTGTAGTCGTCAATCATGCCGAGCTGGTTGAGGATATAAGGGTAGATGTAGCGTTGCCACTTGTCGCGGAACTTGCCACCCTCGTAGCGTGAAGTAGTCTTTAGGTCGATAACCTCGTCGCTCTTGAAGTAGTCCGGGTAGCCGTAGAGCTGGACGGTGCCGTAGCAAGTCTCGATGTTGGCAGACACCAGTATCTGAGGCGTGCAGCCGATGACGTGACTCTTGAGGTTGACGACATCGTCGGAGTGGAAGAGGAAAGTGTTAGGCTCCTTGACAGCCGTGATGATGCCGTCGTTGCTGCTGAGCTTGACATCGTCGCGGGTGCTGGCCTGGTGTAACAGCACGCAGTCGATAGCCTCGTTGAGGCAGATGCCGAGGTCGGCGGCACGGCTGGAAGGTGTGACGACACCATTGCAAGCGTCGATGAGGTCGATCTCCAGCTTCTCGTCCCACTCGGCCATGGAGAGTGACGGGTTTTCGGCCTGCCCGTAGTATTCATCCCACGAACTCTCACTCTCTTGCCAAGCATTGAACTTGTCGAGCAGCGTTGGAGATAGGTGAATGAGGACAGCCATTATTTTCCTCCTTTCTCATTGGTTTTCTGTTCGGGAGTTGCTGCCTCGACACCACGCATCTTGTTGAAGTTCTCCTTGACACGGTTGGTGTTCCATGCCATGAAGCGGCTGATGTAATCATTGGGAGCAGTGGTGTTTCCATTAGCGTCTATGATCATAGGGACGCGCAGTGGGTTGTAGGTCTTTTGGGCCTCGTCCCAGGTGCCATGGAGGTCGCAGGAGTTCTTGCACTCGATGTCGCCCCAGGGGTCGAAGGTGATGTAGCGGGTGCCACCGTCCGCGAACATGAAGCCCTCCATGTCGAGGTCGGTAGTGATGTCTGGCGCATTGCTCTTGCTGATGTTTGGACGATAGTAGATGACCTCATCAGAGCCCACCTTGCGCTTATCCTCGACGACGTGGGCCACATAGATAACATGCTTGCCCATGTTGCGCATTTGCTGCACAAACTGCTGGTAGAGAATCTTGCGGGCACCGTAGGCCTTCATGGACGGCGTTCCGTCGCGCTGGATGAGCTTGGGGTTGGAGGTGCGGACGTACTCCATGGCAGTCTCCATCAGACGGTCGATAGAGTCGACGATGACCGTCTGGATTTCCGGGCTGTTGCGGAGCTCGTTGATAGCCTCGTTGACATCTTCCCACTTGGAGGGAGTGAACGACGGGATGCGGTGAGCGTAGTTGACACGGTCGAGGCCATTCTCGAAGTCCATCAGGACAGGGTTGGGCGCAGAGCAGGCCAAGGTAGTCTTGCCGCAGGAGGGCATTCCGTAAATCAACATAGAGAGTGTGGTCTTAGGCTCTCTTTCTTCGGGTTTTTTGAAGATAGACATGATTTTATGGATTTTTATGAATAAAAAAGAAATTAATTAGAAATTTTCTTGCATTTGTTGCTGACCATGGAGCGGAGTTCGCTGACGGCATTGCCACAATCGGTGTGGTTGCGGCACGTGGAAGTCGGCTCTGTGGTCCTGTGGTTCAGATGGCAGTAGACAGCATCGAGCGAACAGTGTAGGCAGTTGTTGCAGTACATGGTCAGTTGATGAGAGCTTTGCGTACGAACATCAGTTTTGCCTGCTTTCTGAAGCCTCGTTTGACATGCGGGTAGCGTTGCGGGTTGTCACAGGCAATCTGCCGGAGACTCTGGGGAGTGATTCCAAGGATAGAGGCAGCCACCTTGGTGGAGACCAGTTCGGGGAGCTGTTCCTCTTCACGCATCTTCTTAAGGTCGTTCTTCAGCAAGATGTGCAGCTTGTGCACTATCTCGTCGATTTGGCGTTGGGGTATAGGATGTTCCATTGTTGTATATCTTTGTTTTATAGGAGTGTGGTGATTCGCTCACCGTAGGGGCAAAAACTTTACAAAATACAAAATCTCCCTCTCTAATTCGTTTTCATTAATCCTATCCAGTTGAAGTTGTCAATGTGGTCAACTGTATGACAGTCTTCGACTAAGACATCGCAGCCGTGACTTTTGCAGAAGTTGACAAGTTTGCTGACCTGGACGAAATCCCTGATGCAGACATCGCCATTCTCATAAGCGATTTCAAGACGGCATCTAATACCCCTGTCCTCGAAAAGAATTCTTGCGTTCATGATGGATGAATATTTTGGGTTATAATACTTTCTTTCCGGACTCACGTGCTTTTAGTATAATGTACTGCACCTGATAGTAGTTCATGTTGAACTTCAGGCCGACAGCGACGTAGCAATCGGTAGCACAGGGCATGGGCTTCTCTTTTCGCTTGAGGTTGTAGGCCTCAAGCACATCTTTTTCGAGGCGGGCACGGAGGCCACTCTGTCTTGCTTTCTTTCGTGTATTCTTCATTTTTAATAATAAAATTTTACTCGTATGTGAATTATTACTTATATATTTGCATTTGATTTTAATAGAAATTCTATTGAAATCGGGTGCAAAGATACAGAAAAAATCCAACATACAAGCTTATTTTTTAGAAAAAATCCAAATTACAATGTAAATTTATTGAATATGAGCGATATGGATAGTAAAATCAATTCGATTGCAATTGTTGTCGTATCGAAAATTCAAAAGAAATATGGGATAAATTCTGCCGGTTTCGCACGAATTATTGGAAAAAATCCAACGTATGTTAATGATGTCAAAAGCGGAAAAACAAAGAGAATATCCGAAGATATAGCAGATAAAATTATAGAAAGATGGCCAGAGTTGTCAAAAGTATGGGTCTTAACTGGAGAAGGAGAAATGTTGCACCAGGACAACAGCAGCCAGTCGGGCAATGTGGGCGACAACTCGGGCATCATTGTGCAGCATGGCGGAGGTGGCGACACCTACAACAACAACCAGGCAGAACTGCTGGAGCTCATCAAGAGTCAACAGCAGACTATCCAGGAGTTGACCGAGCAGAACAGATTATTGACACAGATAATAGCAAGTAAGTTACAATAATGGAGAAAAGGAGGCAACCCGAATGGCTAATTGCCACGGAGATGATATGCATAGTATTGGCTTTATTAATCATATGCTCGTTTTGCAAGCAGTATATAGATGGTAAGAACGGAAAGCATGATCGTCTATATCAATGGATAAACTTTGATGCTGAAATGTCATACAAAAACTACAATGACATTATGAAGTTGGTAATTCTCAAAAACTCCGATGAAATAGATTCAATATTCAGGGTAGCAAGTGACAATTGGTGGGATTTGCAAGAAGAACTTGCAGAAGAGCAGTCTGACCGTACCCAATATTGATATAACAAAATAAATTTATTATCATAATCATAAATATATTTACGATGATAAAGGATAGGATAATGCGCATCATCGAGGCAAAGCGAGTGCCAAAGGGACGCACATTCACCGAGCTGGGTGTAACGTCAGCAAACTTCAGAGGTAAAGCAAAAAGCACCCCAGTTAACTCAGACGTTATTGTAAATATATTTACAATGTTCCCCGATGTGAATCTGGAGTGGCTAATAGCCGGCGAAGGGCAGATGTTCAAGCAGCCCACACCTACCGACATGGTGTCGCTGGAACGCTACACCGACATCGTCCGCGAGAACGAAAGACTACGAATGGAATTGGAAAAATACAAGCACGATGAATAGAGATACTGAACTCAACAAGGCTTTTCTGCTTGCTCAGGCGATAAAGGAGCTCAGGAACGACGAAGAGGAATTACAGGAGCTCAAGGCTGCTGCCTTCGAGGCATTGCTGCTGAACCCTGGCAGCGGGTTCGGAGACTGGGAGCAGATACTCATCGAGGAATACGCCACCGAGGTGGTGGACGCTTTCGGTGTAGATCTGGCTGACTCGATGGCCGCATTGTCCGACCTTTGGGAAACCCCGTACAGTGACATCGCAAGTGGCCTTGAATATACTTTCAGCATATGGGCCGAGGCATTCAGCACTGATGCTGCGGTACGCATGTACTACGATATGATTGAAGAACGTAAACGCATTGTAAGCGCAAAGTAATGGAGAGAATTTGTATTGCACTGAATAATAATAATATAGCAATTTGCATTTTATCCCTGCCTCTCCGCTGAAAAGAGAAGGAAGTTGTCGCGTACGACTTCCTTTTTTGTGCCGAGTGGGGTTGCGTTCTGCACTATCTCTGCACGATGGCGTTGACACTTCGCTTGTCGCTCTATGCCATGTGTACATAGTCATCCCTTAAAAAGCCCATACATATAACGATGCCTCTTGCAGGTCGGGGACAGATGCGACTTGCAGTGACGAAACCATGAATCTGAACAGT